ATTAGTAGGTATATAGTAGATATATAGCAGTTTTGTTACTCGTTTGTTACTCATTTGTTACCAAAACACTTGATGGTAACAAAAATATTCCTTATCTTTGCAGCAGATTTAAAATTGTAGGCTATGGGAAGGAAGAAAACAATCGAAAAAGAGCCAGTCACTATCAGATTCAAGGAACTGGCAAACGGAAACCAGAGCATCTATCTTGATATTTACCAAGATGGAAAGCGTAAGTATGAGTTCCTCAAACTATATCTTGTGCCCGAAAAGGGAAGAGACAGAACTGAGGCGAGAAGAAAGAACGCAGAGACTATGGCAGTAGTGAATGTTATCAAGGCGCAGCGTGTGCTCGACATCAAGAACGGACTGGCTGGACTTGAAACCAGCAAAAGCAAGATGAAACTCTTTGACGTGATCGACATCTTTGCTGAGAAGAAGGCGAAGACATCAACGTCAGACAGCGACCCGAACAGAATCCTAAAAATCCTGAAAAAGCACCTCCTACTCTACAAGGGTGACCAAGTGCTGATGAAGGATATAGACAAGAACTACTGCAAAGGATTTATGCAGTACCTCAGGGACTATAGAATGAGAAGACAGAGTCAGGAACACCTTCATATTAATTCCTGCATTGCATACTACAAGTACCTATGTAAGGTCTTGAAGGTTGCAGTGGAAGAAGGTATCATCAAGCATAACCCTGCTCAGGATATTTCCAGAGATGATTTACCTAAAGGTATTGAAACCGAAAGGGAATTTTTGAGCATTGACGAAGTAAAACTGTTGGCTGAGACGGAATGCAGATACCCTCTGGTTAAGAATGCCTTCATGTTCTCATGTTTCTGTGGTCTTAGAATCTCCGACATAAGAAAACTTAGATGGTCTCAGATTGAGACATATACAGAAGATGGAGAGGAAAAGTATAGACTTACAATCAGAATGACAAAGACCAAGAAGAATATCACCTATCAACTCTCTAAGGAAGCCATAAAGTGGCTACCTGAGAAGGGAGAGGATGATGTGATATTCAGGGGATTGGTTCAGCACTCCTGCCTATGTTATACGATTAAAGACTGGGTGGAAGCTGCTGGAATAAAGAAGAAGATCACCTTCCATTGCGCCAGACACACCTTTGCAACAATGATGCTTACACTGGGAGCCGACATCTACACGACAAGCAAGCTACTGGGTCATACAGACATCGCCACCACCGAGATATACGCTAAGATTATAGACAAGAAGAAGGATGAAGCCGTAGGACTCATTGATAAGTTCTTCGATAAGTAAAAGAAAAGGCACCGAGATTCATTCCCGATGCCTTTTCTTTATATCATTTTTCCTTCATAGTGCACAACCGTCTTATATTTTGACGAACCTATATACATATCAACGATATAATTGTCACCATTCTTCTTAATTAAGTAAAAACTATCAGAAGAGCCGTCTGTTAACTTGCATTTTCTGTAGTTATCCACCAACTCAAAATACTCCAGTTCCTCGTCTGTCTCAACGAAATATATCTTTTCACCTATTGGGACTCTGTACCAAGTATAACCGAAAGAAATATAAGTTCCATCCTTCTTAGAACCTATATAAAATTCTGATTCATTCTCAATCACAAATTTATCAATCTGATGTCTAACTCCAGCAACCTCAATATAGTTTGAAGTCAATCCATCCTCTTCACCAGAATCCTTGCTACATGATACCAGGAGCAAGACAAACATCATAAAACATAAAATCTTCTTCATATCTCACACATTTAAAATAATAACATAAGCTTTGGAATTTACAATTCTCCATTATAATTCTTTAATATTTCGTCAGCTTCATACTCGGACTTTGATAAAGGAGCCTTTGCACATCTACCCAAGATACCCTGTTTCTTTCGTGCCAACTCCTCATCATAGTATCTTTTCTGTTCTGCCTTCATTTTGCGATATTCATCAATACGTTTCAGAAAATGTACTGCCGGTTCATATTGACCACGGATAGGTATCTCACCTTCTTTGGTCTTGTACCACTCTCGTTTTATGAAATCCTCTTTAAGCATTATCTTACACCCATCAACTTCAATACAGATAGAAGGCTTGCGTTCAAGGGCACTCTTTCTTATTCTATTAATAAATTCCTTGTCACGCTTTGCGTTTTCCTCCTTAGAACTTTGAAGAATAGACCATATTATTATAGCCGACAAAGACAGAATCATTATTATACCTAATATATATACCATCATCCAAAGTTTTTCAAATCTATAGGAGTACAACCGCACAACCCAAAGATATAGTTAACAATATCTTGTATATCGAATAGTACGATATACCAAACTCTTGCGATGAATATAAGTAGTAATACACCAATAGGAGCAACCATCCACTTCTTTTCACATAGCCAATTAAAGAACCTTCCATTAAAGAGAGAATCACAAACCCCTATCATCCATCCAGTAACCAATAAGACGGATGCAAACATTACTATTACATGAAGAAACTCCATACCTACCACATTTTAATTATCCTACATTTGTTTTCTTATGCCACCGCCCAAAATTGATAGTAGCTGGTCATAGCGTTTCTCTAACTCTTCATACTTGGCCTTCCAGACAGAATCGTTTAATGAGTCGTTTTTGTCTTCACGATACTCAGGAGCTTGTTCTGCCACCGAGAACGATGGCTTCTCATTTATCTGATTTCCCTTGCCACGAAGAAGCCACTCAGCCGAAATCTCATCAAACTCTTTCAGGAATCCTTCAATGAGTCCAAGTGATACCGCTTGATCACCACGAATTTGGCGATTACAAGTTACTTGTTGCATTCCAATCATTTTTGAAAATGCAGCTATACTTATCTGCTTAAACTCTAAAACAGACTTAATTCTCTGTGCTACAAGACTTTCCATACATTTTACATTTTTTAATCATACTTAAATAAACATAATTGAATAAAGAAATATACAGATATGTTTTGCTGTACAAACATATTTGTATATTTTTGCACACGTAAACAACAAGTTTATTAATTATTAAAGGCAAAAATACAACAAAAATTTAAGTTATGCAAGTAAAAAAGATAAAAATTATCAAGGTTTCGCGTGAAGGACGGAAAAAACTTGCCGAGCGGTATGGTTGCCAAAGAGAGACCATTTACAACGCTTTAGGGTATAGAAGTCAGAGCAAGCAATCCGAATACATCAGGCAGGATGCCTTGAAGGAGTTCGGAGGAGTCGTAGTCGATAAGGTACTCTTCTATTAAAAGAAGGAGGTGAATATGATTAAGAGATTGTTCAGAACATGGCTGAGGCATCAGTTGTATCAGAGGAAGGCATGACGTGAAGTACAACACAGAGTGGACAACGAAGGGAAGAATCTTCCTTTACGAAGCACTCAAAGCGAAAGGCGTTCTACCCTTGATAGAGAAGGAGGACACTCCCAGCGATAAGGGCACTGGTGGAACAGAGCCATCGCAGCAAACCCTCAAATTCAACTGATATGATAGACCAAGAGATTAAAGAGCAGTTAGACCGCATCGAGAAGTATTCGATGATAGCGGCCAAGTCAATGCTCAACATCAAGGAAGCTGCATTTATACTCGGCATGACTGTAGAAGGAGTCAGGATGAACGTAAGAAATCATATCCTACCTTGCTACAAGCCGAACATCAACCGACTCTACTTCAAGAAGAGCGAGTTAGAGGACTGGATGATGCAGAACCGCTCCAAGAGCATGACAGAGATAGAATCAGAGGCAGCAGCCTATTGTTCAACACATTAATAACATTAGAATATGTTTTCGACAATCATGTTAATATTATCAATCGCAACACTTTGCGTATTGATCAACGAGATATACCGCTCCTTCAAAGAATGGGGTAAGTAACAACAAGGTGGGTGAACCTCAAAAAGTTCATAAGAATATATCAAGTTCGTTATTAATCAGTCATCTCCGTGGAGGTTTTTTGAAGCTCACTACTTCCACCCACCGCAATATCCTGTATTGTTTTGTAGTTGTTCTTTGACGCAAGTAGTTCAGTTGGTAGAACAGGAGGTTCCCCATCCTTCGAGGTCGTGGGTTCGAGTCCCACCTTGCGTCCCCAAGCCCGATACCGAGGCATTGTTTCGGATAGGATAAACCTTCCTTGAGAGGTACTCGTAGTCAAAAGCAGCGTATGCAACCACAACATACGATTAGACGAGGAAGTGGCAGGACTATTACCTATACCGCAACAGGTAGAATTGGGAACGTCTTGGAGTTCACTTGTGAAGAAGCAGGCCTGATGCCGAGACCCTTGTAAGAGGTAGCACAAAGGCAGGAGCGCACAACTACAATAAAGTTCTAATGCAGCCAGTACGAAACATAGCACTGGGAGTCCTAAGCCTCCAATGGAATGCAGAAGGGAACTTAAAGACACATGACCTTAGGCGAAAGCGTGGCCCGACTTGTGTCTTTGGGAGCATGAATGGAATTAAAAGCCTCGGAACATGCTCCCTTTTTCGCTGATATATCATATTTCTATACATTTACATTTTTGCGGTAGCGACCGCTCAACTTGCAATTAGACTCCCCCACCATTCGTGAGAACCGTGGGGTTTTATTTTGAAAGTCAAACAATTAAAATATTATGCTTATGAACAATTCAACAAGTGGAAATTATCCACCAGGCGCAGCAAACGACCCATTCGCACCTTACAATCAGCCTGAATATCCTGAGTATCAGGACTACGATGTTACGGCATCATTCACGCTCGACAAGTCGTTTACGGTTACCTCTTCTTCCGATGATGAGGAAGGCATCAAGCAAGACCTCATTGAAGACCACATGACACCTTTAGACCTCATCAACGAACTGAAAAAGAGGCTGCAAGGTGAGTTGGAATCAGACCCAAACAACAAGCGAATCAAGAAGCTCATCAAGGAGTGTGATGGATGGACGTGTGACTGCGACATCTGTGTAACTAACTAATATAATAAGGTATGAAAGAACTTATAACAATTCAGTCAACGCTTAAAGCACCGAAGACACAATACAATACGTTTGGTGGCTACAAGTATCGTAAGGCAGAGGACATCCTTGAAGCGGTCAAACCCTTACTGGCAAAGCAGAAATGTACCCTCATCATTACAGATGATATTGTAATGGTTGGCAGCCGCATATACGTGAAGGCTACCGCTACTATCAAGAATGAGAAAGGCGAGTACGAGACATCTACTGGATGGGCAAGAGAAGAGGAAACCAAGAAAGGTATGGATGGTAGTCAGATTACTGGAGCATCCTCATCTTATGCTCGCAAGTATGCCCTCAACGGTCTCTTTGCAATTGATGATAATGCTGATTCCGATACGACTAACGATGGTCAGCACCAGGCAGCGCAGCAGCAATCCGCTCGGGCAGCACAAACCACCCAAACAGCACAATCCGCTCAGCAGATAGCAGCGCAGCAGTATCACACGAATGACTTGAACGAAGGATTGGCATACTTGAACAGATGTATCAGCAAGGACAATCTGATATGGGTAGTCCAGACATACAAGCCACTCACCGCAAGTGCTCAGTTTATGCAAGCAGTATCAGCTAAAAAGAAAGAATTAGGCATACAATAATATGACAATAGAAGCAAAGAAAATCACTCTGAGTACACCTAAGGTTACATTCATAGAGGAGTCGCATCAGTACTTTCTTGGTGAGAAGGAACTGAAAGGTGTTACAGGAACGCTCATCAAGAAAGCCTTCCCCGACACCTACAAGAACATACCTGAGTCTGTATTGATGAAGGCAGCAGAGAGAGGAGGACTTATCCATAACACCTTTGAGACTTTCTGTTCTATCTTTGATGCAGACATAAATAAGTACCCGAATCCTACAGAAGAGCTTCAAGCCTTCTATGATATGTTAGTCTCATACGGCTTGCATTATATCGCATCCGAGTATCTTGTTACAGATGGCGAGAACTTTGCGTCCGCTATAGATGGAATCTTTGCAGATAAAGAAGGTAATATCTATCTGGTAGATTACAAGACCACCGCCACCCTACACTACGACAACGTATCTCTCCAGCTATCCATCTACGCACGATGGTTCGAGGAGCAGAATCCCGACTTGAAGGTGAAGGAGATTGTCTGTATGTGGTTCAAGAACGGACAGAGCAAGTTCCAGCCACTCCCAAGGGTATCAGACGAGCAGATAGACGAGTTAATCAACGCTTATCTCACTGAGGATGAAAACTACCAATACAAGGTAGAGGTTCCCGAACAGTTCTCTGCCCTGGAGCAGGAGTACAGACTTATTTCCGCTCGCATGGATGCCTTAAAAATCAAGCAGGATGATTTGAAAGAACAGATGATGAAGATGATGGAAGCCAACAAGCAGAAATCCATCAAGACCAATATCGGTTCTTACTCCTATGTGGCAGCTACCACCAAGAAAACCTTCGATACGAAGCTGTTCAAGGACACTGAGCCAGACCATTATGAGCACTATCTAAAGAAAACGACAACTAAGCCGTCAATAAGAATCAAACTTAATTAAGTATAGATATGAATGTAAAGTTTACAGGCAAGATTATTGCAGCAGGGCAAGTTCAGATGGGAACTTCCCAGAACGGAACTCCTTGGAGCTCACAAGAGTATGTCATTGAAGAGTTGAACCAGCAGTACCCTTCAAGAGCCGTTATCCAAGTTTACGGCTCAGACAAGTTGCAGCAGTTCGGCATTCAGGTAGGCGAGATTATCACCGCCAATATCGGAATGAAAGCACATCAGTCCAAGGAAGGACGATGGTTCAATCAGTTGGACTGCTGGAAGGTGGAAAGACCTAATGCTCAGCAGCAGGGTCAGGTTGCTCAGAACCCTCAGCAGCAGGGAGGATATTACGCACCACCTCAGCAGCAATTTCCCCCACAGGTTAATGCGAGCGGTCAGGCTACTCAGCAGGGTGTTCAATATTCAAGAGGTCAGCAGCAAAATCTCCCCTTCTAAAGCATGATAAGGTATGGAAATCCATCTTGTACGAACATCTACCGGTCTACGTCCATATTCGGATGATGATTACGAGGAATTGAAAAAGATAAAGGTTGGAACAATCGTCAAGGCGAATATCGTCCGACCTCGCAACGTGAAGTTCCATCGCAAGTTCTTCTCTCTTATCAGAGCGGCATGGGATTGTCTTACCGAGCAGCAGCGCACCAACCTACGCTCAGTAGATACATTTCGTGAACAGCTTCTGATAACGTCAGGATTCAGCGAACCGCTCTACGACCTGAACGGACAGAAGTTCTTGGAGAAGGCCAAGTCTATCTCCTTCGCCAAGATGGATGAGCCAGCCTTTAACGAAGTTTATTCCAAGGTCTTAGACACCATCCTTACCGTCATGGTTGCCAATGGTGTCACAGAAGACGAGTTTAATAACATTTTACAAAATTATAGTTGATATGACACACAGAAACAACAAGCGCAACAACAGACGTAATCGTCAGCGCAACAACAAAACAGAGTTATCACCATTCGCATCAATGCTTTTCGGGGCACTGCTTGGCAAAGGTACGGAAATGATTGCTGAGAAAATGGCAGAAGGAACAAAAAAGGCTCCTGGTATTCATGCAAAAGGAATTACCAACAAGGACATCAACAACATCAACAACGGCAACGCAACCTTATCTAAGTTGCGTATTCCTGCTGATGGTTCGGCAGTTGAGTACCCTGTCCCTGATAACCTCCAGTTCTTCTTCGCTGAGGATGGTAAGTTGATGGTTCGTAAGAAGATTGAAGGAGGCGAGAAGCCTACTAATGATGATAAGGAAGGCAACCCTATCACTTATGATGATATTTGCAAGAAACTGTTCTTACACAAAAGAACATACTGGGTTTATGATAAAAAAATCGAAAATAACGTTTCAGGGTATATTACTTATAATGATTTAAGCAACTGTACAAGTGCAGCTCAAGCAAAGCGGTTGGCCGCTTTTAATAAGTTGCAGAACATCGCCAAGTATCTCAACAAAGGATGGAAACCTGACTTTCGCAGCCCCGAAAAAAAATGGTGTATCGTTAAGGATGGAGAAAGTTTCTCTACTCGATATAATCAAGCAATAAACGACGCAAGCATTTACTTCAAAAACGAAGACCTTGCTAATGAAGCCATCCGTCTGATGGGCAAAGAATCTCTCAACGACCTTTTCTCAACTGACTGGTAATGACATCATACGCAGAAATCAAGGCAAGGTTAGAACAGGAAGACAAGAAGATACGCAAGCGTGCTTCTTATGACGAGCATAACTTGCAAGCCGCAGAGGTCAGGTATATCCGTGGGGTATATCCTGACCTTGAAGGTGTCTTCTTTGCCGTTCCTAATGGTGGCAAGCGGACCTCACGACAAGCCGCATGGCTGAAAGAAGAAGGCATGAAGGCAGGAGTTGCTGATATGCTGCTCCTGAAACGCACCTCTCAATTCGGTTTCCTCTGCATCGAAAACAAGACACCAAAAGGCAGACAAGAACCAGAGCAGAAGGTGTTTCAACGTGAAGTGGAGCGGCACGGAGGAAAATACATCGTCATCCGTTCTATAGACGAATTCATGAAAGCAATCGACAATTATCTAAATGGTGAACTATGACAGAAGCAATCAGACAGGCCATACAATTTCTTACAGAAAACGGCTACAAAGTTACTCCTCCACCCAGGGAAGTCAAAGACGAATACACCTTTGATCGGGCATGGAACTTATACGAAAAGAAGGTCGGCTGCAAGTCTAAGTTGGAAAAGAAGTGGAACTCTATGAGCAAGAAAGACCGCAAGGCTGCTATAGAGTACATTCCTCTCTATGTACTCTCCCAACCCGACAAGCGGTATCGCAAGAACTTCCAGACCTTCCTTAATCAGCGAGGATGGGAGGACGAACTTATAGGAGCAACAGAACCGCCAATAGCCGTTAACGTGCATCCTTATGAGATAAGCCAGCTTATCGCAAAAACGAAGGCCGAACAGGAGTTGTATACTGGCAAAACAAAGGACAATGTTCTTCGTCAACGAATTATCGGCATGTTGGAGCTTCTACAAAAGAATCCCGATAGCTTATGCAAAAAGCAGTTGGAGATATATCGTGACAACGGGACCTTTGCACGACTTGGCATCCCGACAAATCTGTTATAAGAATGATAACAACAAGCAACTACAACCAACACCACCCACTAAGAGTCTTCGAGGCTTTTGCTGGATATGGCAGTCAGTCTCTTTCGTTTAAGTATCTGAAAGAAAAACACCCTGATTTCGACTTCAAGGTGGTGGGCATATCCGAGATAGAGCCATCTGCTATTCAGGCTTATCGGCTGCTTCACGGATGGGAAGCTCCTAATTTCGGTGATGTGACGAGGATAGACTGGAGCGAGGTTCCTGATTTTGATTTCATCAGTTGGTCTTCACCCTGTCAGGATTTCTCGATGGCAGGACTGAGGAAAGGCGCAGAGGAAGGCAGCGGAACACGATCGTCACTTATCTTTCAGGAAAGACGTATGATAGAAGCAAAGCACCCCAAGTATGTGATGTTGGAGAATGTCAAAGGACTGCTCACCAAGAAAATGCTGTCCTTCTTTCTCAAATACCTCAAAGATTTAGAGAGTTTTGGTTATACGTCATTCTATAAGGTCTTGAACGCAAAAGACTACGGTATTCCTCAGAACAGAGAGCGAATATTTGTCTTTTCCATTCTTAGAACAGATGAAGACCCGAACCCTGAATATCATTTTCCTTCACCGATACCACTCACCACAAAGGTTGAGGACATTCTTGAAGACAACGTATCTCAAGAATATTTCCTATCCCAGCCCCTTCTCGAAAAGTATCTCACAAAAGCAGACATCAATGAATCAATCGAAAAACTCTACCCCGAAGATAGCGATACCAAAAACTGCTGATGGATGCTCCCCAACCATCACATCATCATTTGGTGCAGGAATCAGCATAGCTAATCTTCTTGGTGTTGACCATTTCCCTAAGGGGGGGGGTACTAATCATCAAACGACTATGATAATATACAGAAATAAACATGGAAGTTTTAAAGGTGGTTTGTTTGAAACAAAAAATATCACCAACCATAACATCATCTTCCTTTGAACACAATACATTTATCTTAGAAATAAAAGAATGTGCGACAAATTAATAAAGCTGGCAAACCTCAAAATCAAAGGCAGATTCGAGCAGCAGACCAGAGTCTATTCCACAAAAGGAATCTCCCCTACCCTCAATTCTGCTATGGGGCACGGGTGGTGGCTGCATTCCTATGTTTTTAATCGTAAAAGAGATATGATTACAGGAGGAAAGAGAATGAAATCCCTACTTCTATCAGGGAAAGTTAAACCTGATGTAGGTGGTCAGGTGCTCGACATCTACAACCAATCTGTTTTGCAAGGCATCAGCCCCACCATCAAGACTACAATTGATAAATCAAATATGACATTTGTTACAGTTATGAACAAAGAAATCATCCACACCGCACCCAACGGAAAGAAATACTCCATCCAAATCAGGAAGTACACTCCCAGAGATTGTTTCCGACTGATGGGAGTACATGAAGCTGACATAGATAAACTCCTGAGCAAGGAGAAAGACGGATCACCCATCATTTGTAAGAGCAAACTCTATGCCCTTGCAGGAAACTCAATAGTCACCAACTGCCTGACTGCTATGTTCGAGGAACTGATATTTCCATCAGGAAATCACTATCACGACAAGAGCGGTCAGCTATCACTCTTCTAACAAGTAACTCACGTATCATTCTTACCTTCCCCACCAAATGAAGACAGAGAAAGAACAAGTCTTAGCCATCATCGCTGATATTCTGTCCGAGCGCAAGGCGGCACACATCGTCCCCTGCCACGTTCTTACCACCGGAATCATCAATCGGGGAGTCCACCAGCCACAGCAAGCCCTGAATGAGTTATATGCAGAAGGCAAGATAGACTGGTGCAAAACACTCAACGATACGGCATTCACTATCAGAAAAATTAAATCAAATTAAATATAAAAGAAATATTAGGAGGACAAAATATGTTTTCAACAGAGCAAATCACAAGAAGATGCTTGATGACTTTGAGTGATGGTAGCAAAACACAAGCTACTATCACCATCCCAAAGCCGACAAAGCCCATCTTCCCCGAGCAGATGGAACGAAGGCTTATCGAGAAATTCAATAAACAGCAACCGCTCACGGCAAACAAAGTTGTTAAGTTACATATAATGAGAAATTAAAGTAAAATAATATGGAAGCAAAGATTAACATAGCGGAAATTCTTAAAGATAAACCGCAAGGAACTAAGTTATATGATTTGCTGTATAATGTAGATGTCGAGTTAGATACAATCAGCACTACAGATACAGAAACAGTAGTTTGGTGTACAAATGAGACCGATAATAATACTACTTGCCATCGTGGTTATTCCGAATTTGGTACTGTAAGAGGATGTCCTGATGGTTTACAGATTCTTCTTCCATCAAAAGAAATGCGAGATTGGTCTAAGCTCGCCTGGAAGAAAGGAGATATATTAGTTGGTTGTGCTAAAATAATTATATTTGATAGATTTACAGATGATACGTATAGTTACTTTGAAGGTAAGTATTGTTTAGAACGAGACCCTTATAGTGACTATGAAACGTATAGAGGTGAAGATAAAGGACTATTAACAAAATATTTTCATATTCCAGAACAGTGTATTGCTCAGTCCTATATCAAAAACATCGAGGAACGCTTGGGTGGCAATCTCTATCTTGAAACTTTGGAGATTGAGAAGACTCAGCCTGAGTTCAAGGACGGGGATATACTGTGTATAACCGACTATACATCTTTAGAAAAGTAAAGCGTATGAAAAAGATAATTTTTGCAATATTCTTTGTATTACTATTTACGGCATGCAAAAGAGAGCCAATTAAAACTGAGACAAGAGTGTATGAGCTGACGTTTATTGATGGCAAAACATTTGTTTACAAGTTTAACAATGTAGATGTTAATGCTTCTGATGGAATTGATCATAGTCGAGGAGGCTACTATTTTTATATCTTTTCACATACAACATATGAGCACGTAGAGGCTGTTATCAGATTTAAAAGAATAAAATAAAGCATATGAATGAGTTAGAATACATTCCAGGAGATATGGTGATGACAAACGGAGTACCTTTAGGTACTGCAAAAGATGTCGTTTACAGAGTAGCAGCTTCCGACACGTCAAAGACTTTGGAGTTAGACGATGGAACAGTTCTGAAAGGTACTGTCCGCTTGGATAACCTCGAAGGTGCGAAATTTGGAGATAAAGGTTATCTCTTAGGCGATTGTGGTGCATGGGTTAAGGATATTATTCCCATTCCTCTTGTTCCTGCTATCTTAGAAAAGAATGGGTGGGAAAAATCCATAAGCTGGTTTTACGCTGGCAGCGAAGAGCGTGGCTATCAGTTTTCCAAGGAATTGGATGATAACTGGGACGAGCTTGATAGAATGACTTATGGTGACTTACAAATCAGTCAATGTGAAAATCTTAGAGATTGGAACTATATAAATGAATGTAATCACGATTTTCGTTTTGAATTTACCTACGTTCACGAACTCCAACATTTATTATATGCTTTGCATATAGATAGTAACTTAAAAATATAATGATATGACAAAAGAAGAATTAAAAGCAAAGGTTGCAAAGCAACAAAGCATCATCAATGATGCTAACGATGAGATTTGTTCTTGCGTGAATGACTACATCGAAAGTCTTCCATACAAGGCTGGAGACAAAGTAAGCTGCCGCCGATGTGATGTATGCTGGATCGCAAGTATTGTTCCTGAGAAATATAGTAACCATTTCACTGGCGATATTGAGGTAAGAATCAATCCTGCAAAGAAAGATGGTACTCGCTCTAATAGAGAGTTCATACTTTACTATGGAGAAATTGATAGTATCAAGAAAATCAACTAACCATCCTACAAAGGATATAAATAGATAGTAATATATGAGTAAAAAAGTAATCAAATCGTACAAGGCATTCGACAAGAATATGCAATGCCGTGGATTCCAATACGAAATTGGAAAAGAGTACGAAATGGACGGAGAAATCAAGTGTTGCGATCGAGGTTTTCATGCTTGCAAGTCTCCAATGGAAGTATGGAACCACTACGATATGCTTAGCTCTCGCTTTGCAGAAGTAGAACAGTCTGGTAAGATTGATGAAGAAGGAAATTCAACAAAGGTATGCTCTTCTCGTATCAAGATTAAGGCTGAGTTGAAGCTGGCAGACATCATTAAGGTCGGTGTCGAGTGGCTGAAAGACATTACCTCACCAACAAAGGTTAAGACAGATATTGCGAAGAATGATAACGGAGGCGACTATGCTAAGATTGGCTCATCAGGCTACTATGCTAAGATTGGCTCATCAGGCGACTCTGCTCAGATTGGCTCATCAGGCTACTCTGCTCAGATTGGCTCATCAGGCTACTCTGCTCAGATTGGCTCATCAGGCGACTATGCTAAGATTGGCTCATCAGGCGACTCTGCTCAGATTGGCTCATCAGGCGACTATGCTAAGATTGGCTCATCAGGCTACTCTGCTCAGATTGGCTCATCAGGCGACTATGCTAAGATTGGCTCATCAGGCGACTATGCTCAGATTGGCTCATCAGGCGACTATGCTAAGATTGGCTCATCAGGCGACTATGCTAAGATTAATAGCACTGGAGAAGATTCTGTTATCATGTGTGCTGGTAATAATTCCAGAGCGCAAGCAAAGATTGGCTCATGGATAACACTTGCAGAATGGGAATGGAATGACGAGAAGAATCGTAATATTCCAGTTTGCGTTAAGACAGAGTACGTTGACGGCGAAAACATCAAGGCTGACACTTGGTATCAACTTAAAAACGGAGAATTCGTTGAAGTAACAGTGTAACTAACCACCCTCTCCTTGATGACAGCAGGGAGAGGGTAAAAAGAAGAAAATATGGCTGGCATGGAATTTGGAAAGTGTGATATTTGTGGCAAAGAGGCTGCTTTATTACGTACATATTTTAAATACAGAATAGGTAGTTGTGAGTGTTATGGAAACAAATTGCGTGATGGCTCAAATGGACATTTTGAGGTTGTGCATCATTGTAATAAATGTGTTCCCCATTTACCTACTGTTATTCATCCTTTATTTAAGGCTTTAGATGGTAAAGTTTATAGAGCAAACATTACTAACGTTTTACCATTTGAAATTGAAGGCAGTTTCATTATTGAAGAACCCATAATTGTGGAGGAAAAGTCATGAGTAAAGTAAATGTTAAAGAGTCAATTCTGGAGATTGTCAAAAAGAATAATTTGGCTATCCTTAAGATAGACTTGTATAATGATGAAGAGTCTTCTGCAAGACTTTACGGTGAAGAAAGAACTAAGTCTTGTAAGTTGTTTACCACTTTAGAGGAATTAGATTTTGAAGTAGAACCTATTCTTATGCAGGAGGAGGTTCAAGGAACAGTCTATTGTCAAGACAAAGATACTAAGGAACCCGTATGGATAGTGTCTTATGGTGATGAAGGAAGTTCTTGGTGGGAAGTTAATAGAGTTCCAGACTTTTATAAAGCTAAGGAAGATAAACAATGAGTAAAGAAAATATTAAAGGAAAAATACAATATGCTGTAATGCAAGTAGCTTCTATATATGCCTGTTCTGTTATCTTTGATGAAAAGACAAAGGTAATAGAAGGCAGACAGAAAGAACTTGAAAAAGCGATTGTCAATTTGCATGATGCACTTAAAGAGTTGGAGGACTAAGGTTTGATGAAGAAAATTTATATGATTATAAGAATTTTAACTTGTAAGAAAGTTATTCTTATCTCAGAGTTAAGTAAAAATTTCTATAAAATATCTTTTGGCGGTTTAGACGAGATTGAAGCATCCAGAATTATTAAAAATATTATTGTAACAATGAATAGTATGGATAAAGAATTTATAAAAGGTCAGCTTAAAAGTGCTTTGTATTGGCTTAATAATTCAAATACAAAGAAAGACGTCTTGCACGCTAAAGATAGTATAAATATGGCACTTAAAGAATTGGAGGACTAAGGTATGACAAAGCAAGAAGCAATGGCTTTCGCTATCAGCGTAGGAAAGCCGATAAGACACAACTCATTCTCAAAAGGTAAGTTCGTTCGATATAAAGGAAAGGAGTTAGTTGATGAAGAAGGAACTATCCTTCCTCAACATGAGTTTTGGATTATCCGTTCAGGTGGCTTATGGAAGAATGGATGGGAAGAATATAAAAATGATTGAGTATGACAAGAGAAGAAGCAAAAAATTCTATAAAATTTTTACGAGAGTTTTTCATGGATTGGGCGAAAGACCATGAAGAAAAAATAATCAAACAAAAAAGCTATGAATAGAAAAGAAGCGAAACAACTATTGCCTATTATACAGGCATTTGCAGAAGGAAAAGGTGTTGAAACCAAAACAGGTTCAGGCTGGATTAGCATAGAAAACATGAGCTTTGCAGGAAATCCTGATAGCTACCGCATCAAGCCAGAGCCAAAGTATCGCCCATTCAAGGACGCAGAAGAGTGCTGGCAGGAGATGCAAAAACATCAGCCGTTTGGATATACGTATGATAGGTTTAATAATATAAGAGATTGTATCACAAAGGTGACTACTACTGGTGTTGCGTACGATTCGCCAACTGTTATATCTTTTGAAGAGGTTTTCGATAGATTTGTTTTTGCTGATGGAGTTCCTTTTGGCGTAAAAGTGGAGGAATAATATGGCTTGGTGTTTTTGTGATATTTGTGATTACAAGGATAAGTGTAAGTACTATCGAAAGGTAGTTGCTTGTCCTTATTTGAAAGAGGAGGAATAGTTATGGACTACAAAGTTAAAGAAGCGTTGAATAGCGCAAGCTATCTTACTTATCACTGGAGGCAGTACTCTTTCGAGCAGCTTGAAAAAGAAATGGTCAGAATATGCGGGTTGTGCAATAAGGCATTAGGTGTCCCTAAAAATGATAGCATTACAGACTTCGAGCGAGGCCAATGGTCGGTCATTCAGAACGTTATTGGCTATGTTGAAAACTATAGCTTGGCAGCAGAACTTTGCCGTGAAGCAGGTATTGGCTACAAGAAGATAAAGGCTCTACAGAAGGATTGCGGTTACTCCTATAAGGAAGAAGTTAATAACTTCTTAAAGGAAAGTCGTAATAGTGGAACTGATTTAAAATTGGAGGAATAGTTATGGCATGGGTAGCAGTTAATAGGTATGGTGACGAATACATCTATGAAGCAATGCCAGAACGATTTTATTGTGTATGGGCGCCAACATTTTGTGAATACGAAAATAGAGTGTACGACTACGTAGAACTTCCCAAAGGCAGCATCAAAAAGCTCATCGGAAGAGAATTAAGCTGGAACGATGAGCCAGTAGAACTTAAATAAGAATAGATATGGTTAAGTATAAAATTTGTTTAGACCCAAATCTTAAAAAATTGATGGAAGAACGTGGGTTCACATTTGATAACAACAATATTTACAAGCCAGAACGTCAACTTATGGCTACTGATGTTATCAGAGAACTCAAAAAGTTGATAGAAGAAAATGGTGATAGACCTGTTTTCGTATCTACTGGATTTGAGTATAGTGACGCTTGCAGTGTATCAACCTATGATAATGGTGATATTCGCATTGGACCATAAAAATAGAACTTAAAGAAGTAAAGCGTATGAACAAAACAGATTTACATTCATCTTTACTCTTCCTAATGATTAAACTGGAAGAAGCAAAGAGTGAACAGATGGCAGACAAAAACTTTGTTGCTGCATTGACGGAAGTACTCAGATATTTCCGTGATAACGGAGAGTTGAAGAAAGCTTATGACCTTCAAAAGGATTCATTGACAGATATAGCTAATAGTCCTTGGACGAAATTAGTAATTGGTATGCTTACCTCAAAAATGCAAGAAGACAATGTTGATGCAGAGATACCAGACATTGATGCTCTAATAAAGGAGAATACTTCTGATGAGTTTATCGAAAAGAAAATCAATGATGTTCTTGGTGATGATGTAGAACTTAAAGAAAAATAGTACATGAAGAAGTAACTTATGAAAATAGAAATTACAAAAGTAACCGACTGGCAACGTGTCGTTGATGCCGCTCGGTTCACGCAAGGCAAGAAATCGTTAGGACATGAGCCAAGCGATGAGTTTAAGAAACAGATGATCCTCAGTGAGCATTCTCCGCTCAGAGAATTGGAGTTTGATGTTAAGATGTACGGCATACCATACTGGGTGAGCAATCACTTCGTTCGCCACGTTCATGCTCAGCCATTCGTTTCTACATCAAGACCAGATATTACTGGTTCCAAGGTATCTCGCCACGATATGCGGCAGGATGATTTGGTCAACTTGCAACTATCTCTCAACGCCCAGGAGATTATCAATATCTCGAAGCTGAGACTATGCAATAAGGCATCCAAGGAAACAAGAGAGGTATGGTATAAGGTGATTGACGAGTTGGCTATAATAGAGCCTTATCTTGCATCCGCTTGTGTTCCTCAATGCGTTTACAGAGGCTTCTGCCCTGAGCCAAAGTCATGTGGCAGAACTGAGACAAACTTTTTCTCCTTTACAAGAAAGCACTATAAAAAACTTGAATTATACGAAACAAAATGAAATACCCAAAATATAATCTCAACGAATTTGTTGGTGGCCACTTCGAGTACACCACTCCATGCCCATTCGGTATTCAAGGCAGATACACCAATGAGGCCCTGATGGTTGGCAGCCTTGCTTGCCAGCGATGTGAATACTATCGAGGTATCAACACAGAAGATTGCATCGTATCTTGCGCTATAGAATAGTGCAGCCTGTCTGCATTCATCATAACAATCAATCTAATTTAATATGAATACAAAGAAAATCTCAATTATCCAGCGTGTCAAGGAGAAGTTCCTTGGCAAGCAGTTCTTTATTGCAGTTATCGCAAACAAGGGAACCTGTTCTTACTTCGTCAACTCTACCATCTATCGCTCTGAGAAGGAAGTGGAGGCTTATAAGAAGTACATCACCACCGATGAGAGAATGAAACAGAGCTTCGATTTCGTAGGCTACTACTCTTTCCGTTCCAAGTTCGACTTCCGTATTCCTCTTAGCGGAAAGCCTGTTTCGCTTGAAGAGGCGAAGGAACTGGCCAACAAGTAGTGTCGGATATAAAGTTAACGGATAATAAATATCTTATCAATTTACTTATTATATTTGCGCTATGAAATTCAAGCATTTAATAGTTAAAGTCTTAGGGTTCAGGTATCACAACTACTTTGTGATACTGGACGGAAGAGCAAACTCTGTCACGCTCTCTAAGGGTGTATACAGGCATATCATGCAGAAGGAGCGTATAGATCACTCCGTCTTCGTGTTCAGGTTATCAGACAGAGGAACATACGGATTCTGTATGCGTGAGGACTGGGAGGAACTTTGCAAGGCTAACACCGCCTTCACTCAGCTTCAATTCAATAAGGAGCATAAGAAGGTGGGATTCAGAAGCGACCGTCCTTCCGTCACCGCCATCCTTGACGAGTACAATCTTCCGCTCAACAGAATGGTTCGCCTTACTTGCATCCCACGCAAGTCACAAAAAGGCGAGCCATTTTACGAAATCATGCAGCCAAACTTAAATTCGAGCACATGGCAACAAGACAAGAAGTAATTTTCAAAGGACTCACCAACTCTCCATCCGACTATAATTGTCAGGATGGCGAGTTGGCAACCTGTCTCAACCTCATCAATGAGGATGGGGCACTCCACCCTATCCACCAGCCTGTAGTGGCCGAGCAGAACATTACGCTGCCTAACGGCACTTGCTCTATCAGGTACGTACATAAGGCGGAGCATGAAAACGAGAACCACTCACACTACATCGTGAATTGCACTAATGGTTCACCTTATTCATGGTACTGGACAGAAAAGGGAGGAGATGGGACCAAGCACAAGTTAGACCTTGGGGATTTCAAGGTTAACTCTGTTACTGCTGTAGGGAATATCTTATGCTTTGTAGGAGACAACTTTACTAAATACGCATACTGGAAAAACGGAGAATATAATATTTTTGATGATTCTCTGTTCCAATACGACATTACAATCACAGACCAGATGTCGGTAGATGAAGGTAGGCGAACTGTTGATCGTTTTAAGGTGTCGTGTAACTTTTCGCAGGACTGGGATGCAATATGGGCAGAAAACGGACATTTTGCTAACACCAGTGGTAATGCGAAGAACCCATCTGCGTCACAGATAGTGTTCTCTGGTATAGACGCTCTTATCAATAAGAAAATCGAGGAAATAGACCAATACACGTTTAAATACATAACAATAGGAGTCGTTGCCTTAAAAATATACGATGGAACGTATAGAAATATTAGTTCGCCATTTATCCTATCACCAAGATTCATATCCAACAAGTTTATTTGGCGTGATTCCACAAAGGGTATTAGAACTTACTTTAACGCACACAAGCATAAGATTACCGTTAGTGCCAATATTCCTGAAGAGTTAAAGGATCTTGTAATTGGGGCTGATGTTTTCTTGTCTAAACCTGAATCATTCCTCAATACCGAGGAAGCGTTTCGTACGATTAACAGCGCATCTAATTTCATATACGGAACTGGGATGGCGCAAGATGTATATAGTTTCGCCATGGACTTCATGCCACAAAAAAAGGTATATAATACAATAGACAATATGTCTTTCTTCCTTAGCGTAAGCATTGACAGCGAAGATTTTGGCAAACCAGTGCAGCTAAAAAGGGTAATGGAGACTAATCAAAGTCTACCGTTAGCTGACTTTAAGAAGCAGGCCTTTGGGGGGAAGATTGCATACACATACAACAACAGACTGCATATTGGTGACGTGAAAGCAACAACCCAAAACGCTTTTTCGACATTTGTTGAGGAAATTTTTTCAATTAAAACGAAACTCCAGGAAGGCGTTTCGGACATGTATGAAATGTATCTGAACAACCGACTTGATTTAGACGGTAGTAATGGTATGATATGTGACGCTGTGATTGCAGTGACCATATCGGTCAACGGAACTGACAGGGTTATATACGAAAAAACAAAGCTTCAATACCCGTTATCTCCTATCATAGCATATCCTGACAGCAATGCAACAAAGATGACCTTGTTCATCCATAATACATTTGATAATACCTACTTTAAGAAAACGTTGACATTGCACCAATCCGACACAATGGGTATGTCGTACTATGTGAATCTTGGTGATAATAGAAGAACAGAACCTGTTCCTGGGAACGGATCTGCTTGGGATGATGGCTTTGGTGATAGACAGGATGAAACAAATTCAAGCAAGACAGAGCCAGCAGACAAAACTTTTATTCTCCCTGACGATAAAAACTTGCCGATTTTCATGTCTCGTTATTATTATAAATTGCAAGACTACGTTCATACGACAGGAAGTGTTACGACAACCATAAAGAAGTGGAGCAATGTACGAAATACGAAAACGAATGTCTTTGAGGATAGTTCCAAATCCGAGTTCACCAATAGTTATAATAAAGTAGGAAAAGACTATACTACATACATCAGCCATTCTCTAATCAAGGTCAGCGAAGCTGAGAATCCTCTAATTTTCCCTGCCAAGAATAGTGTTCAGGTAGGTTCTTCTGCTATCTTTGCTCTTGCCGCCAACACCCGACCAATCAGCGAAGGGCAGTTCGGTGAAGCTCCTCTATACGCTTTTACCGATGAAGGTGTTTGGGTACTGATGCTTGGAGAAGAAGGAACCTATGCGGCTCGTCAGCCTGCCAACCGAAATGTCTGCTCCAACTCTAAAGGCATTTTACAGATAGATGATGCAGTCCTCTATCCTACCGAAAGAGGCATCATGATGCAGCAGGGAAGAGAGTCTGTATGTATAACAGACGCACTGGATGATTATCCTTTCGATTTTCTATCCATTTATTCACATTCTACAAAGGATAAGACCTATCCGAACAAACTCCTTGCGACAGGTAAAATTCCCGAGTCAGACGTGAAGTATGTCCGTTTTCGTAAGTATCTCGAAAAGGCAGATATGATTTACGACTATTACGATAGCCGCATCATCGTCTTCAATCCGTACTACACTTATGCTTACGTCTACTCTTTGAAGAGCAAGATGTGGGGTACCATGCACAATGTCTTCAACAAGCGAGTGAATATATATCCTGAGTCATACGCTACAGACAAGGCTGGAAAAATTCTTGATGTGTACGTGAAGGAACCAACGGAAAGTGTTCCGTTCTTTCTTTGCAGCCGTCCTTTAACGCTTGGGCAAGAGGTCTATAAGACTATGTTCGATTGTATCACAAGAGGATATTTCAGCAGCATCCAGGCAGGGAAATGCGGAATGGTTCTGTTCGGGAGTAACGACCTTGTTAATTGGTATTACATTAGTTCTTCTGTTGATATATTTCTCAGAAGCCTTGTAGGCTCTCCATACAAATATTTCAGGATTGCGCTCATTGGCAAACTTGCTCCCAACGAATCTATAAGCGGTCTGTCTACTGCGTTTCAGGAGAGATTGCAAAACAAACTTAGATAAGTAATTTTCTTTTTTCACTATGTTTATAGATAAAGGGTAGCGGTCCGTGATGGATAGCTACCCTTGCTTTATCTTAATCAAAAACCTTAAAATGGATGCAAAGCAATTCTTGCCCTGCCAGCCGACCTGTTGCTTGCGCTCTTGATCTTCTGTTTCTTCTCCTCTGCAAGTGCCAGGAATCTGTCAGCACCGTCAGGATAAACAATCGTCAACCACTCGTATAGGCATTGGTTGACTATGTAGTCATGGATATATACCGTCATGGTATGTACGCTCGTCTTAGAGAAACCCTGCGGTATTCTCATCGCCAAATAGTAGGCTTCTTCCTCGTTTGTAGGCGAACCTATACATTCTTCCCACTCATTGGAATCGAAGCCGCCACCAAGCATTTCCATCTTGGTATATCTGAAAAGCATTTCGTTGCAGTCTTCTACTGCTGAATCAAGAATCCTTGCCAATTTATCTCTGTTGCCATCCTCGCCCACATCATAGATGTTGTGGATAGAATGGGAATCTTCTACAGAACTGGAGATGGAATCGGCGTAAACGGCAGCCGTATTCTTGATGTCAAAAATCAACTCCTTCTTCTGAAGCTCTATCATCACCTTGTACCCATGGTTGCATACTCTGCATTCTTTCATGATGACCTCCTTCCTTATACGTTGGGAGCTGTCCTGCTGGGTCTCTCACGTCTGTTAAAGGTCTCATGCAGATTCTTGATAGCAGCTATCGACAGTTCTGAATAAGTCTTCGACTCGTCAGGGTTAGTAATGATAAACCAGTCCATCAAGGCCTTGTTGATAATGTAGTCATGGATGGAACTGGTAAGCGCATCCTTCAAGGCGAGTGGATAGTTTGATGGAAGGGAGAGGTTGATGGTGATATTGGTATCGCCACTTATCAACTCGTTGGACGCAGTAGTACCTGTGTCTGTTTGTACTGACTCACTCAACTCTACAAGCAGTTGACTATACGCATTCTGAATACTACGCAATGCCTGATTCTTGTCTTCATCATCATCGCTTGCCTGAATATTACTTGCAGCCTCAGCATCCATATCGGCAGCCCTTCTGCTACGTCCAGTCAAGAACGCTTTATTTTGAAAGTCGTAAATGAGTTCACTCATATACAACGTAATCGTTAAACTTTTTCTTGCCATACTATGATATTTTAGTTCTTGTTGGTTTCTTCTTGTAAAACGCTTTATCCTTAATATCAAGCAATAATGCAGCAGCGTTATCTGCATATTCTTTTACCTTATCGTTTGCGGTAATCTCGCACCACTTTCCGATAATACTATTCACTATGAACGAGTTGGCAGACGAGTTGATGGAACTGAGTAGGTTACCATCGAATCTGCTGGGCATCTCAAGTTCCCAGTTGATGGTCCCATCTACTCCTGAGCCTCCTGAGATAAATCGTTTCAGAACATTTCTTAGCGCATCCAACGACTCGTTGAAGAACCGCTCTATCATTGCCAAGTCTGCTTCCGTCACGAATATCTGATCAAAAGCCGATTTGCCATCCTCTACGGTTGCCTTCTTGCCTATGTAGGCAGTGGTCTTCGCCACCTCTTCATAGATGTCATTTTTCTTGATTGTCAATGTGAAATCTGCCATTCTTTATCTTTTTATAGAGTTTATAACCTAATATGATAAGCAGCATGCAGAGTGCGCCAAACGACCACACTGCATACTTCAACTGAAACTGCTCCCACTTGGATAACTCCTTCTCTACAGGATAGGGCACTGGGATGGAATCTCTTTTCAGGAAGGAATCTACCTTAACCATATACACATTCTTAAAGACGGTTTTCTCATGCCATCGGTCAAGATAACACGTATCTCCCTTTTGCCTGAGATATACAGAATCACGCACGAAAACGCTGTCAGAAGTATGCAGCGTATCGTGTTTTATCGCATTCTGATATACAACTTTTTCTATTGGAATGTACTTCGTTCTGCATCCCGACAAAAGAACCACCACTAATAAGAGGCTTATCACGTAGGATGCTACTTGCCAATCATACCACTTTGTCTTCATAGGCTAAACTTTAAAAACCTTCTTTGCTCTTGCAAGGAACTTTCGTCTTGATTCCAGTCCGTTGGTCCCTCCATTGATAGTCTTGGTGATAGCCACAATACAATCACTGTCGGCCAGTTTGTTCAGGCCGTGTTTCCACCACCACCACATCGCACTCTTGGTTGCCAATAGGGGAAGCTCTAACAGCTTGGGGTTTTCCATAATATCATCTGAGCAATATTTGCTGTTCTGAAAAGCCTGATAGTTGGCTCTGCCAGTGATCTGAATCAATCCTCTACCACGATACTTATACCCGTCTCCATCTTTCAGGTTGCCAAGCATGTTCTTCAACTTCCCGACATCATACTTGCGAAAGTAGTTTTTGTTGCCGAGTTCCTTGGTGTATCTCAGTTCGCCACTCTCATGTGCTATCTGAGCTAAGAAGTGGGCCATTCGCTGGGCAGTATCTATATGAAAAACCTCTGCATAACCATTGATGTAGGGAAGAAAATCATCCACCCTGTCCTTTGCATTCGGCATGATAGCCAAAACATGTTCTCTTGTTACCTTCATTATTTGCCCTCCTTCACTTGTTTTATCATACTTGCAAGTTCTCCTTTTACTTTGCTCTCAAAGTTGCCCAACTTGGTCTTGAAATAAACGTTTACTCCGAATATCGCTCCTGAGTAAACCAGTGTCTGACTGACGTACCACAGCACGCCTTCCGACACTACATAATTGTTGAGAAAGAATGATAGGAAGGTGAGCACAACACCGCTCATAAGCATTCCTATAGCTGCACCATATTGCAATCCTTCACGTACATTTGGAGTCATAACTTATCTTTTATAAAATATTAATAATACGCAAAGATAAGTTATGTCTTCCAATTCATCATCTTATCCGTTAATGTTGTGCCATATCTTGCTCGTTTTGTACAGACTGTCAGGGTCTTGGAGGTATTCTATTGCCATCAACACCACCATTCCTTTCAACTCCTCTGCATCCTTACTATATCGCTCCAGCAGAACATGATGGTCACTCCTCAGCAAATTCATGGTTACCGCCAAGTCATGGATGGTATAGTCTGATATGTCATCCTTATGTTCATCGAAGACCTCCTTTATCTCTTCGTCCGTAAAGAAAGGTGCCATGTGCCTGGTTCCGTCTGCGTCCTCATACCACATCTTACTGATAGCATCATCGGCAAAGTACTTGTCAAAATGTTCTTCACTCAATACGCCATGCACCATCGCACATAGATGATGTACCTCTGCATCGCTCAACTTGCATGAGAGATACTTACCGATAGCCTTGGCTATACTCAACATCTGTTCAGGAGTCATATCCTGCTGATACTTTTCGACAAACTCTACGAAATTCATGCCTGTTAAATTTAAAAGTTTATGATGCTGCAAAGATAGGCATATCTTTAACACAGCACCATAAACTCATAAATATCTCTGTATATATCTGTGTGTCAGACAAATACAGTTACGATAAAAAACACCTCCTTTCTTTATTCGTCCTTAAATCTGGTTCGTTTCTCTTTGCCCCTCGCCCAGATGTCGTTCTTCTTGCGTTTCGACACCTTGCCGAATACATCATTCTCGTAAAGTTCGGGCTTGTCTTCCCTGCCTTGGGTCTCCGTAGCTATTCCGTTATTGGGATTGCTGCCTTGGCTGGTATCGGGGTTTCCGTTGCCATACCATTCATTGTCGCTTGGTTTGTCTGCTATCATACTATTTATCTATTTAATGAATAACTGAATTAAGCTGCAAGTGGTGGGGTCTGTCCGTCTGGACTCACTCCCTGACCACTCATCATCTGCTGTAGCATCGCCTGGGCCTTCGGATTGCTCTGTGATACCTGAGCCACTTGTGCTTGCAACTGAGGAGAGAATCCTTGTGGAGTCTCACCATTCTGAATGGCTTGCTGGTTGGATGCTACCGATTGCAATAGCTCCTCGCCAAATGGGAAGTCTCCTACTTGCAACAACTGCTCCAGCGTAATAGCCTGGGATTGCCACAAGGTCATAAGGAACTCATTTGCCATCTGTCTATATACTGGCGTAGCCGTACTTTCCGTGATGTTGATGTCAAACTCAACGTCTCGTATCTTCTTAGGGTCATAGCGTACAACCTGCCCTGCCCTGCCAACAATGTTGAATGTGCGTGCCACATCATAATACTGCTGCATATTCTTCACAGTCTTGTAAGCACCATCAATGATAAACTGACTAAAACTCTCCAAGATGTCAAGCAGCGACATGGTGGCATTCTGAGTCTGCTGGGCATAGAGCGAACCGCTCGTACCCGACACTCCTGGCTTACCTTGCAGCGCACCATTCACTCCCGATATATCCTCAAAGAACTTCAACTGATAGCTGAGCAAATCACCGATACCGATATTCGTAGAGTTATTGGCTACTTGCTGTGGCACCTGACCACTCTTATTAGCCTTGTATCTCACCACTCCATTAAACCTACTCCACTCATCGCAGAAATCATCCCAACTCATATCATCAGGGAGGCAGTCATCAGGACAGAGCAGCACACCCTTGGCACTCGCCCTCATAATGAAGTCGTACATCGTGATAAGTCGGTTCACGTATCTCTGCTGGTCAATCACATCTTCCACGAAGCTGTGAATCTCTCCGTCAATGAATGGGTAGAACTTAAAGCAGTAAGGATGCTCGCCGTGTGCATAAGGAGTCTCGCCCTCTCTCAGTATATCACCGAATGGGGAAAGGTAGTAGAAGTGCCAGTAATCGTCCATAAACCACTCTGCATCAATCAGAGGAATATCCTCCTCCTGCATGCCAGCGGCCAGACCTCTACGCAATCTATCTCTATTCTCGGCATCTACAATGTCGGCCTTGTCTTCAATGTCTATCTTGAAATCATCGCCATTGTTGTAGTCGTGGCATCGGTATCTGGGCTTGCTTTCCTTGCGCCAAACTTCAATCACTCGACAAAGAGATGGGTTGGCAGGATTCATAAAGTCGATGGTCTTGGGGTCGAACTCTCCGAATCGCTGGGTGCAGTCTGCAATCACAAAATCTCTGTTGGCAGCAAGTCTGTAAATCTCCTTCAACTTATGGGCTTCATCGGGAGACTTGGCAAACTCTCTCAGCACATTGCCGATGGTGATGTCGTGTACCTCGCCCAAACAGCCTACGTCCCATCCACGGAAATCCCTCATATTGTTGTCTATGAAGAAATTGTTTGGGTTCACGTAGTCTGTCCAGCAATCCAACCTACCTCTTCGCCATCCGTATTTTTTCTTATAGATAGCGGCACCGCTTATCAGAAACTCTTCCATGGTTCGGGCATCCAGTTCCGACTCTCTGTTCAGTTGTCGGTTACATTGCAGCACCACACTCATGGTCTCACCATATCGCTTTTCGTCCTTATCTCTTGCATTACAGGTTGGTTCCTTGCTCTGAGAGCGATAAACACCCAGAACATTCTTCACCAACCTTCGGATAAGGTTATTCTTCAATGGTTCGCTACCCTGATCACGGATATAGTCTTCCTCTCTGATACGCTTCGTGAAACCGCATTTGTTCTTGAACTCAATGGTATCTCCCCACTGGTCTCCATAGCAGTATCGCTTGTTTCTCAACCTTCTCTTTCGGAAGTTATCCATGTTGTTGTAGTATCGTTGAGCCTCCAGCAAGATAGAGAAGGCACGCTCGTATGGCTTGTCAAATCGGTTCTTGGATGCTTTCACGCTATCCAGTTCTTCCTTGTCAAGCACCCTGCTCAATGATAGCAGTTTGGTTTCTTCTTTCTTCTTTGCCATAATTTATGATGTCGTAGGTTCAACAATATGCGCCAGTTTTCTGGCCACTCCGAGAAATCCGCTTGCGGTGTCGGTATCGCCAAGACTGATGCAAGTAAGATAGCCGGCCATATATATGATGGAGTCCTTCAATGTTTCGGGCAATTCGATATTGCCTTCACTGATAGAAGGCATACCGACATAGGTGAGCGACACAGTGGCGGTATTGCTCTTGCTTGTGAATAGCTCCAAGAGTCGCTCGCCACTTCTATGGATGAGTGCAGCGACAGGTCGCTCTGGGTTTCCTCTTACTCCGAATCGGCTACACTGTACCTTGTAGGCATCATCATCCTCTGTGATGATCTCTGCCGAGCGGTTCCAGTCACTGGCCTTCACGTTAAGGAGTCTGATCATGTCGGAAGGTAGATGGATGGTTCCTACATAAGCACCATTCGATTCTGCCCAAGATGTATTCAGCCCATTGTAGTCCTTTCCGTCCAGCATGAAGGCAGGAGCATCCATCAATATGATTCTTGCTGCATCTACTATCTTACTCTGAATCAACTCGCCCTGTGATAGCGTATCGGTATCGCCAGGAGTCAGCAGCCCTGCGGACTCTTGGTTCCTGTCAAGGAGTACCTTTACGTCTTTCACCAGTTCAGATACAGCATACGTACTCATTACTCCAGTCCTTCTAATTCAACACCCTTTTCCTTGGCGATGGCCAAGATGTCTTCCTTTGTCTTCATCTTTGAACGGCTCACTCCAAAGGTCTCAGCCAGATAGTCCTTGGCATCCTCAACGTCTGTCACTACGTGGGTCTTCTTCTCGTCAGCCATTTTCTTCTTGGCCTTGGCAGCGGCTTTCTTCTTTGCCTCCGCAGCTTCCTTCTTCTCGTCAACACTCTCCACCAAGAAGAATTTGTCTTTGTACCAATAGTGGGACTCAATGGCCTTCTGTACCTTTGGGTCTCTTGTCATATAGACACTACAGCCCATGGTCTTGCCCTCGAAAACAATACGCATTCTCTCATCGCCTACCATGACGCTAAATGCTAAATCTGTACCTGCTTGATATTTTTTAAACATGATTATATCTTATTATATATGCGTTACTAAAAAAGGGATGGGGCAAGTGCCCACACCCCTCACTATTTAATGACTATCTGTAAATCTACTTGCTTTTAGACATTGGTGTCCTTGTTCTCGCCAGTGTCAGATGTACCTTCTGCGGTAGACACGGCAGCAAGGCGCATACGAGCGTGTGCCTTAGGGTACTTCAAGTAGAGACAGGCAACCTCCTGGATCACTACTGCATCGGTGTTGCGAATACCGGCCTTCTTCAGGTCGAGTACGTTACGAGTCCAAGACAAGTGTACTCGCTTAACCAGGAACTCTGGGTCAAGGGCAAAGCCGCAGTCGCTCATATCAAAGAGGTCGAACAGCTCTGAGTGAATCATCAGCACCTCTCCGAAGTCGGTCTCCCAACTCTTGAACTTCAGGTCCCAAACCTCTACGGTGTCTTTCAGTCGGAACTTGTCAGAATCAATCTTGCTGAATGCGCTCACGAAGTCTGAACCAGCGATAATCACCTTGCGCTTGTTGCCGATACCTGTGCCAACAAACAAGTCCTTGGAAATGTCAACCAACTCCAAGTCGGTAATCACTCGCTCGTTCTTGTTGTAGCCCTTCTTTATGTCATCGGCTGTAGCAACATGGCCTACCTCAATATCCTTTCCTGCCATCCACCAGATACCCTTGGTAAACCACTGGGCTGAGTTGTTCTTGGTGGTATGTTTGATACAGCCCATATCGCCAAAGAGATAAGTGCCCTCCATGGCAAGACGCATATCGTAGATACTGTCCTCCTCGATGTCTGAGAAGTCCCAGTCCACTCGCTTAGCTGCAATCTTATTGAAGGTACTCTCCTCAATCTGAATCATGAAGTTCTGGCAGTACTGAATCTCAGATGCAGGGAGGTTGTTGAAACGACCTGTCTGTACGTCCAACTCACCGCAACTCTTCGCCATACGGATGAGCTTCTGTCCCTTCTGTAGTGCAGGAATACCAATAGGCTGTTTATTAACCAATTTACCATTTACTGCATACACGATAGGATAACCCTCGTTATCCTTACCGCACACACAGAGTTCCAAATCTGGAGTTGGTTCATCGGTAAGGTCTGCGTAAGCCTGGTTCTTGTAGTTGGTAATCGCCTTGACTCCTACCACTCGGATGGTATCATCCAGCGTGAACATTTCAGGGTCCTCTACCTTCAACACCATAGAGGTGCCTGTACTCTCTACGGTTGTTTCCTTCACGGTGGTCTTGATAGGACGTGTACCGATACTCCAGTATTCTACTACGAACGAACTGGCTGACTTGGTTGTCGCATAACGTGAAATCTGGTCCACAGGAGTTGCCATCGGACGAATCTTCGTAATCTTGTCGTTGATGTCGTTCTCGTAGAACTCCGTGCCGTTTTCATTGTAGTGTTCTCGACCTTTGCCTTCGGTTGCTATACCGTCATCCTGACGGGCCGCACCGCCATTGCCAGCTTCTTCGGCAGCAGTAGCACCGCCAGCCTCAGCGGCATGTCCACCCTCGGTCGTACCGCCATCAGGCAGAGCCGCCTCAGCCATGATGACCTGACCATTCACACCAAAAATAACCGCCATTACCATCAGAAAAATGGAAAGCAGCCGATTAAATGTACTTTTCTTCATTGTTATTCTGAATATTAATTAAACATATAAATTGTCTTTTTATCTTATCGCATCATCGAATACGTGTTCTTTTCTCGTGCCCACGCTGCCAAATGTTTCCTCTGCGTGATGCCCTATCAAGCGCACCAAGGTCTGGCTGGTGATCCGTTGGCTTGGTCTCTGCATTGGCAGAATCAAGTTCGGCAGTGCCATCGCCCTTCTTGCGAAGCTCCAAGTTCTTGACGTGCTTGCTGTTCTTGCCACGAACCTCGCCTTCGTGAGCGGCATCGGCCACATCGGTATCATGGTTCTTTGCCTTGATGAATGCGGTAATCATCTCCTCTGTAAACTTACCTGTCACCACGTTGCGCATAGTCTGGAAACATTGGTCGATAGCTTCGTTTACCGCCTCCTCGCCATACTTCTCTTCCAGTTTGTCGAAGACTTCATAGCTGGATGGCATGTTCTTGTCGTACTCCTCCTGCAACTTCTTGCCGTTGGCGGCATTCTTCAGGAACTCCGACTGAGCCGCCGCAATCTCATCCGCATTGTCAGGGTCAGAATAGTAATCAATAGCATCCTCGCCATGCGTGCGAATCAACTCAGCGTAAGGACTCTTGCCAGCCTTCATCGCTTGAAGGAAGGCGGCTGCCTCGGGGTCGCTGCCAAGCCACTCTCCCATCGCCTTCTCGTTGTCCTTGTAACCCTGCAAGGCCTTCTGGTCGGCATCGTAATCGTCATTGATAGCTCCGTAGATAGACTCATCGTCTGCATACTCGGTGTCAGGATGCCTAACCTTCAATCGCTCCAAAGCCAAGTCTCTCTTGGTCTTGGTGTCTTGCTGTTTAGCAGCACCAGCATTCTGCTCTGTATTTACATTTTCGTTCATATATATATGTATAAATTTATAAATCAATGTCCAAAAGTAACGCTTTTCAGATTATTATTAATCTTATCCGTTAACTATACTTAATCATATCCGATTAATTTGGTTATTTCAATACATTTTTGTATCTTTGCATCATAAGTACATGAAACATAAAGGCTCACGATGTGACTTTACAAAGGAACGTGATGCTGACATATTGAGGGCTTACAAGGAAGTTATATCGGTAAGAGACAATATCGGCCTCTTGGAGATTGAGCGAAGACTGTTGCAATCTCCGAGCAAACGCTTTTGGGTTTCGGTAGATCGGGCATACAACGTTATTCTCAATATGCTCAACGGTAAGTCTATCAGCAATATGAACTCTCAGAAAAGAGAGATGTTTCAGGAGATTTTCCGTAGATTCAAGATTTATTCTAAGGAGCATCCTTCTCTCACAAAGATGGATGTAATATGGCATGTGTGTAATCAGGAAGCACCGAGTTTCTATCTCACTCCTAAATCCATGCACGTCATACTTCATCGGGTGAGGAAGGAGGAGAAGAAGAGATGCTACGAACTTCGCCAGAGAAAATTGCACTTTATACAGGGTACGTTATAATATCATGTATCACACTCATAGGATATGACGGCATGGGTCTCTTTGAGGGTTGTTCTATTCAGAACCGACTAAGCTACCCTTTCTACCATCAGAACATCTTTCATGCAGCCGTCAACCTTTACGTCTTTCACCAATGCTACCGAGCCATCCCTTGTGGCATCGGACACATGTTGGCATTCTATCTCATTGCCGTAAGCTATCCTTTTGCATCTTCCGCACCAATCATCGGTCTCAGCGGCTTTATCTATGCTTACATGGGCTTTATTGCCCCATACGTGGAGAATAAGGTAAGATACAATCTCACCATTCTCCTATATATCTGTGTTGGAATCTTCTTCCCTTGCATGGCAGTTGGAGTCCACATCTATTGCTATGTACTTGGTCTGTTGTGGGGTTATCTTAATGCACCGCTATGCCAAGACAAGTAAAACTGGCTGATACACTTGACAGGCATGCACAGAGCATCCTGAAAGAGAACGAGAAACGCATCAAGATTGTCAACACACCATTCAATCCTATCAGGGGTGAAGGTTGTGGGGACAAGCGGTTTGCGCTTTCCCTTCCTGATTTCCCGATTCAATGCCAGCAGCTTCCAGTTTCGATGAAGAAGATTCCGCTCGTTAAGATGCTCATCGAGTTCGGTAGCTGCAAGGCGGTAATTGAGGAACTGCACAAGGATATAGACGAGCCATACAACATAGAGGAAGAAATGGAGCAACTGGTGGAGCAGTTTACTCGCATCAGGATGAAACACGATCCTTTCTTCTTCTTTGCCACGTTTATCTATATCAAACCAAAAGGTGGAGGTCTACCCTTCCGTTTTGTACTCAGAAGGCCGCAGCGAAGACTGCTCAGATGGCTGGAAGAGCGAAGAAAGAAGAATCGCCCTATCCGTCTCATCCTGCTGAAAGCAAGACAATGGGGCGGCTCTACGGTTATTCAGATGTACTTCCTCTGGTTGCAACTCATGTGGCAGAAGGGCCTCAACTCGCTCATCGTGGCTCAGGTCAAGGACACGGCTGAAACCATCCGAGGTATGTTCGAGGAAGCTCTGAAAAACTTCCCTACCAAGTTCCTCTACGATATGGGTGAAGCGTTCTCTGAGAACGAGCCGAAGTTTGTGGGTGTGGGAACATCGGGCAATGTTAAGAAGGTTCCTCAGCGGTTCTGCAAGATTAAGGTGGGTTCCATGGAACGACCGCTGTCTGCCAATGGTGAAGACTACAACTTGGTTCACCTTTCCGAGGTGGGTTTGTGGAAAAAGACGGACGGAAAATCTCCTGAGGAGGTGGTGCAGAATGCCACCAATGGTATCTTGTACCGACCATACACGATGATTGCCTACGAATCCACCGCCAATGGTACTGGCAACTTCTTCCACAAGGAATGGCTTGCTGCGGTCAAGGGTGAGTCTCAGTTTGAACCTTTCTTCGTTCCCTGGTACGAGATATACGATATGTATCATCTTGAATTTGAGAGCAAGAAACAGAAGACAGAGTTTGCCAAATGGCTATACGAGAACCGCAATAATACCAACACGATGTCCGACCGAGAAGAGCCTGGCACCTATCTTTGGAAACTATGGACGCTGGGTGCTCCTCTCGAAGCCATCAACTGGTATATTGCCGAGCGTAAGAAGTTCACCGACCATGCGGATATGGCTGCTGGCTACCCTACTGATGATATTGAGGCATTCAAACATTCAGGTGCCAAGGTGTTTGCCGAAGACAAGGTTGACAAGTTCCGCAAGGGATGCCGTGCGCCTAAGTTCATCGGTGATGTTTATGGTGACGGATATAAGGGTAAGAAGTGTATGCAGAATGTCCGATTCTGTGATGATAAGCAGGGTCAGTTGTGGATATGGAGCAAACCTGAGACATTTGATGATTGCAAGGTGATCAACCGCTATCTGGTCGTAGTGGATATTGGTGGACGTAGCAAGAATGCCGACTGGTCTGTTATCTGTGTATTCGACCGCTATTGGATGATGGAAGGCGGCAAGCCGTATGTGGTAGCGCAATGGTATGGACACATTGATATGGACTTGCTGGCGTGGAAGGCTGCTCAGATAGCCAAATACTACAACGATGCTCTTTTGGTCATTGAGTCCAACACCTTGGAGACGAAAGACAAGGAGCATATCTTGGAAGGTGGTGACCAGTCTGAGTTCATCCTGAACCAAATCAAGGGTGTATACGACAACCTCTATGCTCGCAAGCAGAGTGAGTCGGACATCAAGAATAAGGTCCCAGTGAAGTACGGATTCCATACCAACGTGGCAACCAAGCCAATGGTTATCTCCGTGTTGGTTCAGGTTATCCGTGAACAACTCTATGTAGAGCGTGACGACAGATGCCTGGATGAATATCTCACCTACGAGAAGAATGGAACGGTGTATGAGGCGGCAGACGGAAAGCACGATGATTTACTCATGACGAGGGCCATCGGACTCCACATCTGTTTCAATGAAATGGAAATGCCTAAGATGATAGAGTATAAGGCAAGAGTAATGACAAGAAAGGTTTCTGTTTCGGCAGCAACCATCATATAGTTTCTAACAATTAATAATTACGATTATGAAAGTAACAAAGATTTTCAAGCGCATCAAGTGCGAAATCATGTACCGACAAGCTACGGCTAAGGCTGACTACGCATCCAAGAAGAACAATGGCGAAATCTTCTATGTTCTTCCCACACAGAAGGGCAACCTGATGATCATGAACCGCTCTCTCTTCGAGACGTTCAAGCGAACAAAACTGGTTGATAATGACATGAAGGTCAGGGACCTGTTCAGGGATTGTGTCTATCATACCAACTGCAAGAGCAAGAAGGGTAAGGAGAGCCGCAAGCGCAAGTTCCTCAGATGGAAAGGCTTGGTTTAGTAAGGTTAACGGATAAGAGATAGGTAGATTAAATTCTGCCTATCTTTGCTTATATATTAATAATATACGTATATGATTTATAAAATAGTTAAAGGTAATAGTTTTAAACTGCACATCTTGGTGCGGAAGATGGACGTATCGAAAGAGTTTCAGAGACTCGTTGACTTTGATATGAGTCTGGCTACCGACATCAGCGTTGAGTTGTCGGGCTTTTGCTGTGATGCAATTTCCGTTCCAGTACAAGTGGCAGGAATCCAAGGAAATGTACTGATATGCGACATTCCTTCTTCCCTTGATTGCGGTAATTACAACGTCAGGGTGTCATGGATGTATGATGGTAGCGAAATGGTCAGCATTGAGCGCAACCTTCTGAGAATCGTTGAGCACAACTCGATGAGTAATATTCCTATCGGTGTTACAGAAGGTGAGCATACTGGCTTATTCAATCTTCGTTACTACATCGTGACCAGCAATCAGTCAACTTGCCCGGTATCGTTCATCGTTGATAACGCTAAGTTCAGCTACACCATCAATGACGAAACTCAAATGGTGGAAAATCAGGAGAACTTCGTGATTAACGGAACTGTCAAAAATGGCAAGAAACTGGAAGCTGAGTTCTTGCCAATCGAAGGTTTTAGCATCGGTCAGGTGAAGATTATTATGGATGGCAAAGATGTTACTGACGAGTATTACAATAGTACGACTCATAAGGTATTCATTCCTGCCGTATCGGGTTATGTTACCATCACGGCAAGCGGAACTGTAAAGGCAAGCTATTATGGCGCATCAGCAGCCAAGAATATGGGTGAATTGAACATGTCGGACCTCACAATGTACGAAGGTACACTTGTCGGACAGACTCTAACCATCGCAACAACGGAAGAAAAACCATACATCTGGTTCGCAAGCCGACAGCCTCTTGTCTTTAGTCAATGTGGTTTTGAAGCTTCTTTGAATACCACCAAATTGGGAGACCTCTACTACTACTGGTCAGACGAACTGGTAGCTGGTGATGATAATGAATATCAAATTAAACTTAAAGAATAATATGGCAGAAAGTAAAAAGTACAACAGCATCCTTGTTAGCGGACGCAAAGACGAGACTCTGACATATTCGAGGTATATCAAGGACGAAGAGACTGGTAAATCTATCAAAGAGTCCCTTGATGGAAAGGTGAATACCACGGATAAGATAGAGATTGAGCAGATTGCCCAGGCTATCTGGGATAAACTCAAAGATGAGTATCTCAGGATAGATGGCAGCAATGTTATGCACAGTGACCTGGGTTTAAACGACCATAATATCAGAGGCGTTAAGGAAATCAGAAACATCGATGCTCTTCCTATTGTTATAGCCTTTAATAAAGATGGCTACGACATCAAGTTAGAAAAATGGGAAACAAGTGGAGGAGATGACGACCAATACCCTCGTTCTCTTGGTGGTTTTGATGGTGGGTCATTTGAAGTTCCATTAGATGTTACCGCAGTAGGCTTCAAAACCCACGACCGTTCAAATCTTGGTCTCCTTAATAACAATGGAGGAGTAGCCAAGCCTTTGAATAGCGGTGAAATTCAGCAGTGTTTTTTAGTAGCATTTGGTTAATTTAAATAGCTATAAATATGAGTAACGAAACATATAACAGTTATCTTGACGCAGAGGGACTTGCATTGGTTCTTTCTGGTATCAGAGATAAGATAAACGCAGCAGCGAAAGGAATTACAAACACAAAAGGCAAAGCTAATGGTATTGCCTCGCTTGATGCTGGCGGTAATGTCCCTCTCTCTCAGTTGGGCAATCTTGACACAACCTTCTTTGAGGTAGTAACAGAACTCCCTACTGATATACGAAATATCAAAAAGCATATCTATATCCTCAAGGGCAACAAGGATGGCGAGAACAACAAATATACAGAATACATCTACACTGGTGACCTGACAGATGCAGGTGATTTAGCAGGAGATGTTGATGCAACAAAATGGGAGAAACTTGGTGACTTCGTTCCTACTTTCGACCTTCAAGAGTATGTCAAGAAGAACAGGGCTGTGGCAAAGTTGAAATTTTACGATCCAGTTTGGGATGATGCATGGGATGGCGATGATGATCAACCATCTGAAACAGCTATCAGAATTGGGTTTGCCGATGGTTCACACCAATATCTTGTTGTCCCTAAAGCCACAGCACCAATAAACACATCACGTTCTAACTCCGAGTTAAGTGACAGCGAAAAAAGCAAGCCTTTTATATCTCCTGGTAGTGCTGGCTTTATGTCACCTTCCGACAAGGGTAAACTTGACGATATAGACCTCAATGCCCTTACTGCATCCATCAACGCTGCAAATACCGCTGCTGATAATACTAATAAAGCCATCAAAGCAGCAGAGGCCGCCACGGCAGGCGCAGAGACCTGTAATGTAACCATGCAAGGCTCTACCATCTCTGTGACAAACAGGCACGGAGAAACGAAGTCAGTAGATGTTATCAATACCGATGAGGAGGTGACTGTTACTATCGCCTCTTCGGTTGATTCTATCAAGGTGGCTGGTATCAAGATTAATGTATTCTTGAACAACGGCAAAACACCTCAGACCTATACAACAGATACAGAGGGTAAAGTTACATTCACTGTTGCCCGAGGCAACTATTACCAGGTGACGTTCCCCGAGTACGGCAATGCTCAACCTATCGCTCCTCAAGGTTATACTGCCGTGCTGGGTAGCCGCAATATCAATGTGGAATATCTGCCTTACGACGAGGACAGCATGGAGAAGGTAATCATCACTGCTACCAAGTATGTTGAGAACGTAGGCACAGCTTGGGAGGGTATTCCTGTTATTGTGACGGTTGACAAGAAGGCCACTACCTATCAGACAGATGAAAAAGGTCAGGTGACAGTGTTCGTTCCATACAAGAAGGAGTACACAGTTGTCATTAACGACCAAGATGACTACAATGTCAGCTTCAACAAGAACTCAAGAACCTATACGGCAAATGTTCCTCAAAGGCTTATCGATTACAGGTTCTATCAGTTTAAGGCAGGTATCTTTGTCGTTGATGCGAATAAAAATGAATATTACATCGAGGACTGGGTGGCCGCAGGAAGAAACGCTGATGACGCAGTAGCTATCAAGGTGGCAGACGCTTCGCTTTCTATCAATCATGGTACTTTCTGTATTCGTACAAGCGATATTAAGAATGTGTCAAAACTGATAAGTACATCGTGGTGTACGCAGAACTTGCAGTTCAATTCTATTGCTCTAAATGGTAATAATGTAAAAGATGCAAATTACTACAACGGAGAGTCTTCATCATACCTTATCAGGCAGGAGGCTCAGGAGCGAAGTTTGTCTGTGCCAGCCTTTGATTATGCCTATGGTCAGATATTCAACCTTGGCGGTGAGGATTTGCGTGGATTTGTCATGTCGGTTGGTCAGGAATACGTACACGTAGCCAATATAGGTATTATCAAACAGGTGCTGGAAACCTTGTATGGTGAGACGGTTGCTACAGACTACTACAACTTCGTAAAGAAAAAATACAGGTGGACTTCTACGCAGAGCAATGCTACGGGCGCTTGGGTCTACAGTAGTAGTGCGAACGGCTACACCAAGTCGAGCAGCTACGTGGATTTGCCAGTTTTCGCTTGTTAACCTCTTTATCTCTTCATCTCTTTAAATCTCTTTTCAAAATGGCACTTACAGAGAATTTGTTTATATACAAAGATACGCTCGTCTTGTGCAAGATACTTCTCAAGTACAGCAAGACTGTCAGCAAGATTGTGAGATACAGCACCTATAATGAGGCTGTCAGCAAGGCTTGCGCAGCCCTCGATATGATACGCAGAATCAACGAGAGCTGGACGGAAAGAGAAGAACGTATCCATGAATATATATTGCTCATGTCGGAAGTCAACTCAAGGATCAACCTCCTCACGGATGCTGAGTTTCTGAACAAGAAACAGGCAACCAACCTCAATCATTTAGCGGAGAAGGTACTGAGAGAGGCGTATGGCTGGCAGAAGGCAGGGCAAAAGCGCAAAGGTGAGAGTCGTGAAGCTGTAGGCAACACGAGGGTGCCGTCACTAAAGTGACAAGGGGTATTAACACGCAACTCTGAAAAGAGAAGTGTTCAGACCGTAAAAACGGAGAAAATACCGAGATACGCAGAGCAATGCTACGAACGCTTGGAACTACAGTAGTAGTGCGAACAACAACAACAAGTCGAACAGCTACGTGGTTTTGCCAGTTTTCGATTATCTGGTAGTGACGATTATCTCTGTATTTGCCATTTAAAAAATGAAATTTGAGAAAGAGTATGTTACGATAGAAGAGGTGTATGTCGCCTATTACGACTGCTGTAAGCATAAAGGCTCGACCGATGGTTGCATCGAATACCAGATGAACTATATTGCGAATAATTATCAACTATATACCGAACTCAACTCGATGATATACGAGATAAGCAAGAGCAAGACTTTCTGTGTAACGAGACCAAAGCTCAGGGAAGTGTTCTGTGCTGCATTCCGAGACAGAATAGTACACCATCTGCTTGCAATTAAATTTGCAGACATACTCGAAAGCGAAATGACAGACAAGGCGTATGCCTGCCGTGTGGGTAAGGGAACTGATTACGGCATCACTGATGTAAAGAAGGAAATAAAGCGAGTGAGCGATAACTATGCCACGGAAGCGTGGGTGCTGAAATGCGACCTACAGGGTTTCTTTATGAGTATAAATCGCTTGCTCCTTTATAACCTCCTTGAAAAGGCTATCAGGGAAAAGTATCATGGAAGTGATATAGAATGGTGGCTGTGGCTATGGAAGAAAGTTGTCTTGCACGACCCGACGAAGAACTGTGTAAGAGTTGGTGATTTGAGTTTGTGGAATAAGCTGCCGAAGAATAAGTCGCTATTCACCTGTGGAAAAGGTATCGGCTTGCCAATCGGAAATCTACCATCACAACTTCTTGCAAACCTTCTGCTGTCTTCATTCGATAAGTTGATGATAGAGCGAGTAGGTAAGAATGGCGGATATGGCAGATATGTAGATGATTTCGTAGCTATCAGTAGAGACAGGAATCTGCTACTGAACATCCTGCAAGAATCAAGGGATTATCTGCTAAAAGAACTTGGTCTTACACTGCATCCACGAAAGGTTAGCCTACAGATGGCATCGAGCGGAGTGAGGTTTACAGGCGCAATAATTCGCCCAGGCAGAATTCTCCCAAACTCACGGACCGTGGAACATCTATATGACGTGATAGATAAATTCGGAATGATGTCCGACCCTAAAGGTGAAGTGCTACAGAGGTACGTAAACCGCATTAACAGCCTGATGGGTGTTCTTGCACATTACGACTCCTTTAATATAAGGAGAAAGGTATGGGCGATGATGCCACATAAAGATAGAGTCTTTTGCGTAAATATGAAGAAAATTAGAATAAAGTATAACTATAAAAATTAAAAAAAGATTATGGAGAAGATTAATTTTATCAAGACCTTTATTCCCGAAGACCAGTACAGACAAAAGTATGAGTACGGAGGCATGGTGGTATATCACATCAATGCCGAATTTAAGAAAGAGATGAACGCTTATGAGTGCTACGAATGTACTCGGCCGAAAGCTACTTTCGATGAAACCAAAGTAAGGGCTGCGTTTGCGCAATTCTCTGCAAAGCTGGATGCCTTGAAACTCGAAGAAGCTAAGTCTGAAAAGATAGCAGAGATAACAGACTACGATACATCGGACAAGGTGAACGGTTTTATGCTGAACGGACTGCTTGTTTGGCTTGACAAAGCGACTCGTGTTGGATTGATGAATTCCACTACTATCGCAAAGGCGGCAGGTCAGCAAACGACCACCCTCTGGCTTGGAGGACTGAAACTGGTGGTGGATTGTGACAAGGCTATTCAGCTACTCTCTGCGCTTGAGATGTACGCCCTGGAATGCTTTAATGTGACAGCAAGCCACAAGGCGGCAGTAGGAGAATTGAAGACTATCGAGGAGGTGGAGGCCTATGACTACAAGGCAGGCTACCCGAAGATGTTGGAGATGAGTGTTTAACTAATTAAAATAAAAAGATTATGTATATACTAAGTGTTATTTCGTTTCTCCTATTGGGAGGGTTTCTGCTCCTTGCAGCAATGAGATTTGGTGTTCCTGCGATGGTAAGCGATGTGTATTATCAGCTACAGAGATGTACTGGAAGCGAGGTAATTGGCGATAAGCACAAGCGAAACTATGGCTGGGTGTTCACGGCCGTTATGGTGACGTGTGCGGTACTGATGATGGTATGTATGCTCGACACAGGTAAGGGCATTCAGTGCCTCGCCTTCATAGGTTGCGCAGGACTGATGTTTGTTGGTGCGGCACCCAACTATCTCGATGCTGATGCCTACCCTATTCATAAGATAGGCGCACTTGTGGCTGCGGCAGGGTGTGTAGGCTGGTGCTTGTCGGTATGCTGGGTGCCTACAGCGATTCTTGCATTTATCTATCTGTTGCTTGTGGGCTATTCGGACGATGATGGCGAGTGCAATCCTGTCTGGTATATGGCAGAGGTAGCAGGATTTCTTGACGTGTATATTACTTATTGGGTATGTGCGTTATGAAGAATGTATTAAAATTAAACAAGCGAGACTGGATTGGTCTTGCTTGTTGGCTGCTTGTCAGTATATTAATAGGTCTGCTTGCCTTACCTGTAATGATAGGCAGAGAGGTATACCAATACAAACACTATCACTTAACAAAGTTTGAATGGGAAGACATTATCAGATACTCTTTTGTGATAATAGTAGGTTCTGTTATTCATATTTTGTTGTGGCAACAATAATAGCAAATCGCTTTACAGATAAAAAGATAGGTAGATCAAATTTTACCTATCTTTTTATTGTTGCACTGCCTGGAAGAACTGCTCACAAAGACTCCCCATGATATAGCATGGTTCCTCACTCATCATGTCTATTCCATCCTGCTCACAGATATGCGCTACAACATGAAGAAGCTCATGCCCAATAGTATTGATGATGCTGCCATCAGCCTCACATTTCCCAATGGCAAGCACACTCCTTCTTTCTGATAGGTTGGAATAGGTAAGTCCCCCTATCTCCACTCGATAAAGACAGATGCTCGTATGCTTCTGATAGCGGATTTCCGTTGCAGCCTATATCAGAAAGAGCATGGCATATCTCATCGGCATCATCTGGCTGATAACCTATGAAACATACTATGCTCCATTCGTACTTCGGAAGTCGTATTACTCTCCTGATCATAGCACATCTTCCCAAGGGATAGGCACACCATTGTGGCAGCAGTCGGCATAAAATCGGTTGAAGATGAATCCATCCTTCTGGTCGGCATCATCTACCATATCCTTAATAAACTGAGCCAACTGCTCCTCGTCCTTAATGGAAGACTTATAGAAGTCTGCCCTCGCCATATTCGCCACATACACATGGTCGTAGCCAGCCTTATTCTTCACCTCTATACCCTGACCAAGCAGCAAGGCATCCACCTTCTCCTTATCCCAAAACGAGATACTTACATCACGCTTGGAAGAAGGGTCATACTTATACATCTGCTTAACTGCCCACTCGCACATCTTCTTGCTGAAATGATAGCCATTGTATCTAAGATAGGCAACCATTGCCTCAGGTTTGAGGTCATACATATCCAATGGCATTCTGCATTTTCCCATATTGCTGAATATTAAAGGGAGTCTGGTCCCGACATAAATGTCGCTACCAAAACTCCCAAGTTAAACATTAGCGACCGCCACCATTGTAGCCGCCACCACCTCTTTCACCATAGCGGTTCGGGTAGTTCCAATCATCGTTGACGTTGTTGAATCTACGTCTGTTCTCACGCTCTTCACGCTCCTCACGCTCCCTTCTCCAATCGTCACGATAATCAGGCATACGTTCACCCATACGCTCCTGCTTCATCTTTTTCAGACAAGACATAGCCTTGCTACCAAAGCCAAGCATAGACTCGATGTTGTCATACAAATCATCGAACTTATCTTCTGTAATCTCAATCATTACCATAGCTATAAGATATTAAAGTGAATAGATAGGTAGGAGATTACTTGCTCATGGTCTGCTGAAGCCATCCCATCATCTTGTCAATCTTGCCCTCAATGCCTGAAACCTTACCTTCCAGTTTGTTGATTTTCTCGGTCTGTTCCTTCTCCTTGGCTATCTGGGGGTTGAGTTGCTGTAGCATTCCTTCACAAGATTCTACTACCCTCTTGTTGTAATCTACACTCTCCAGTATCGCCTTGGATTGTCTCAGCATGGCATCGACCTCAGCACTCATAGCATCCTTGCTGTCGCTCACGACAAGATTCTTGTCGTTTGCTATCTGCCCATTGGCAGGCAACTGCTTAAAATCCACCTCCTCGTCATTCAGCTTCACCTTCACGTCCACCACAGTCTCCATAGGTTGAGGAGTAAAGCCGTTGTTGAAGGATGGGTATCTCGTCTGAGGGTTGCTTACTGAAACCACCTGACCGATTCGCAAGTTAGGATTCTCGCCCTTGTCGAGTACATAAAATAAGGAATTAGTTCTTAAACCTTGAAACATAATGTAATCTCCTATTATCTATTCTGTTTGTTAAACAATACCCGACATCAGTTGAAGGGTGTTAGTATCTCTCTCAAACCAGAGCTGAACCACTCCAGTCCCAGGCACGTCTGCAACCGTCAATGCTTCACCATTGAATTTGGTTACAGCCTGTGTTGATCCGTTGGTCTCGAAAAGGATAGGCAGCGTACCAGTCGTTCCTGTCGGAATAGCCTGCATCAGGTTCACGAAAATCGTTCCTCTGTAGTTGGCATTCACGAAGGCGTGGTTTTTAAAGGTGAACACCACATCGGCAGTATTCACCTTCACGCCAGTAGAAGCGATAGCTGCCGAACCATTACGATTCACCCATGTGTAAGGTCTTAACCATAACATAGCAGCCTCCTTTCCTATTAACCCCAGAATCCTGCATTGTTGGCAGCATTCAAACCATACTGATAAGCCACGCAGTTAGGGACCGCAGTGAATGGGCTGTAAGGAGTGGTCACGGTCTCAGGCAACTTACACTTGATACCAGCCACCTCGTTCTGCAAGCCTGCCAATACCGCATTGATAGGTGCCACCGCCTGACCCACAATCTGAGAGGTCATAGCAGAAGACTTGAAGGTGCTGTTCTCCTCACGCAGAGAGTCAATCTTGTTCTGCATCTCACGCATCTCGGCTTGCTTCTGACCATCAACGATAGTCTGGGTGCTTTCCTTGATAGCGTTGTGCAAGTCACAAGTCTGCTGCTGAGTAGCATAAGCGAGAGAGGAAGCTGTACGCTCCTGACCTACTGCCACGTTATTGATGGCATTCTGCAAGGTTCCAGTCTGCTGACAGATAGCCAGGCGGTTCTCGCAGCAGCAGTTGGCAATCTGTTGAGCAATCTGCATATTACCCTGTTGCAAAGCGTTGATGGTCTGCATACCGCTCATACCTACCTGATTACCTACATTCTGAACCTGAGAGGTCAAAGCGGAAATGGCACTCTGAATCTGACCTTCGGTACAGTTCAACTGGGTAGCCAAATTGCTGAGTGCATTGCGGTTGCCACCGATGGCATCCATCAGGAGACCACGACCATAGTCATTGTTAATCTCGTTGGCGAGACCGCCACGACCATTGCCGAAACCTCCCCAGCCGTTACCTCCCCAACCCATGAGGAAGAAAAGGAAGATTACCCAGATAAACCAACCGCCTTCACCACCAAAACCATTGTTACCCTTCATGGCAAGAAGGACATTTGGGTCAACACCCTGCTTCTGGAGCAGAGGCGCAAGAAGGCCAAGCATTCCATTGTTAGATGTTGAGCCTTCGTTTCCGAATACATACGTTTTACTTTCCATATTATCCTGAAATCTTTTGTTAAACATAAAATGATACTCACTCTGTAACGTTACGGACACAAAGATACGAATAATATGGATGGGTGTTGATAAACTCGTAAAAGGTTGTTTAAGTATTTGAATAGCAGCGATTTGTGATTACGGAAAAGGTCATAAGAGTATAGGAGAAACTAAATGATCCCTCCTATATTTGGTTTTGTTGTTCTTAGATATTGATGCCGTACTTCTTTGCTTGCTTACGGAAGAAAGCCTTCTTGTTGGCAAAGAATCGGATAAGAGATTTGTTCCACTTCTTTTCGTGCCCGAACTGGTCGTGGATGCCTTCGGGTATCTTTCCATCGTGAACATACTTCTCAAATGACGAGATAGATTTGCCCATCTCATGAGCGCACCAACCCTTATTGGCTTGCGTGTCATTCATCATGGCAGTAAGGAGTGCTACCAACTCCAAGTCTCCTTCCGACAGTCCGCAAGGTATGGGTTTCCCTTCTTCTTGCGCCACTGCCGACTCATGTGCTTTATCAGCAAGAGTGCGAAGTCCTGCCTCTATGATTCTGTAATTTACTAATTGCGACATAAGCATATAGAATTAGAATGAGTGTAATAAGGAACATATCACAGCAATACATCTTGTTTGTGATAACAATAGATCCGAACATGACATGTATCACGTTAACTCCTGCTATATACAGGATAGGTATTCGCCATTCTACACACAATCTGTGTAACACTTGCCCTTTCCAAAGCGAAATAGGGTAAAGGATATAAGTGATAAAGTAGAAGAACCAGACGGGTTCCTCATTCTCTTCGTACCATAGTGTAATCTCCATATTGTTGTCATAGAATTGAGATACACCATACCATCTGATAAGCATGACCAAGATGGGTGCATACTTGAAATAAAGTAAATCTGTTTTTATTTTTCTGCGTTCAGGGAGGAGTTTAACTATCTCTCCCGCCAATTCTCTGACCCGTCGGTCTTCATCTTCTTCTTGATTCATAAGCATTTTTGTTTATAGGATTGAAAAAACTTGATTGTATTGTTCTTAGATTTGGCAAATCTAAATAAAAACTACGAAATATCCATATTAATGTAATATTTTAATTATTAAACTTTTCAAATACTTACAGATTGAAGATTTTATTTAAATTAAAGGAACAAAAAGTTTCAGAATGAAAGCAAATATCCCCCGAAAGCATAACACTTCCAGGGGATAGTCATATTTACTTTTTCTTCGCCTTCTGCTTGGCCACAACTACCTTGTTGGCTTTCTCCAGTACAGCAAGAACTTTCTTTCTCAGTTCACGAATCTGTTTCATGTCCTCAGCGTTGTAGGCATCCTTGCCATCTTCCAAGAAACCTTTCTTCAACTCGGAAATCTCCTGCTTGTCAAGAGCAACCTCGTCAATGGCATCAATGGCAGTCTTGTTGGTGTTATAGTAGCCCTCGCTCTGACCAGGAGCCGTGTCAACCAACAGGTCGTAGGCAGATTTAAATCCGTTCAACTTGGTGTAGAGTTGTTTCAGCTTCAAGTCCTCGAAATCATCCTTCGGAGTAGCATGGGCTTTGTATATGTCCTCAGCATTCAACTTGTGAGGTCTGTACTCTTCTCCACTCTCCTCGGAACGTTCCTTCTTCTTGTCTTCCTCATACTTCTTCACCTTCGCATCATCCTTCTTATACTGTTTATACTCCTCTGAGCCATAGAAACGCTCCAGCATAGAATAATCGCCATCCACCTTGGCTTGTTTCTTCAACTTGCTCAGGGTATTGGCAGCACGATTGTGGTTCTCCTTCATATCCCAGAACTCATCACCTTGTTTCTTAGAAGCTGGTCTGTCATCAGGATTGCTGACGAACTTGCTGAATAATGGAATATCAGCCACCTTGATTTCCTTCGGGTCGTTGAGTGACTTTGTAAGCAAACCGAGCACCTGACTGCCCATGGTGTAAGCACCACCGAGATAAGAAGACAATACATGGTCAACAACACCAGGGTTGTTCAGATTGTATCTTGGGTCACCGAAAGCATCTATGGCATTCTGTTGCACATCAGGATAGTCGTTCCCGATTGAGTTCATCATCCTTGATGCTCTCACCAGCCAATCAGGAGTGCCCACGTATGCCTTGGTAAAGTTCGGGTCATACTTGTTGTACTCCGTGTCCTTGAATAATGGCTTGCCAGTAAAGTCAACATTGAATGCCAACTCGAAGATAGGACGGATTGGGTTCGGCATCAGACTGACCGCAATATTTCCGTCATATCCAGTCGGGTCGAGCGGAAGCATATCCACTACCTGACCGAGCAAATCTTCTGCATACTGGTTCCAACTCTCCTCAGCCAACTCGCCACCCATCATCTTGGATGCAATCATATCGCCTACTCCATAGAAAGCACGGAACTCCTGAGCAAGCGGAATCTTCACATATTCATGAGTGAAAGGAACCCACATGATAAGGTTATTTCTTCTATCCCACTTTGTGAACTGCCAGTACTTATCCTTATCATCACCACCGCCAAACAGACTCATCAGAGCAGCGTTAACGATAGGAACCAGCACACCACTCGCCAACCATGATGCAGTAACAGCCGTAAACTTGAAAGGATGATGCTTGGCAAGCGCACCCAAGGTCTGCAAACTTTGTACCGCTGGGTTGATGAAGAGGTATAGGTTTCTAATCATCTGCCAGCCGTACTCGCCAGTTCCCTTGCGGTTGAAGTTCAAGGTTACGTCCTTGGCATCATTCACCGCCTCGTCAATAGAGCGGCCATACTGAATAGAGGTCATATAGATAGCAAATCGGTTACTATCCTCGATTGCTCTATTCAGGAACTCGATACTATCCATGATAGTGTGGGCAACCTTCACTGGGTTCGCCTTCCATCTGTTCAAATCCTTCAAGTCATTCTTAAATTTCTTCTTCAAGTCATCCACATCAAGCGAAGAGACAAAGCCTGTTTCGCCACCATTCATCATGAAGTCATAAAACATCTGTTCCTTTGGTGTAGCATTTCCGTTGTTTACCTTTTCTCTCAACTTTCCGTTCTGATAGTCTCTCAGCATAAAACCAAGATTCCAAGAGGTAGCCAAATTCTTTCTGAGCAGATAGTTGTATCTACCATCCTCACGAATAGCAGTAGATGCCAGCGTCATGGTCAGGTCTCGAAAGTAGTTGGAAGGGATGAAGAGAGGTGAAAGACTGGTATAGGCAGCAGCCATCTTTCTACCCAACCAGGCAGCAGCCCTATCCAGTTTGCCGCTCTGAATCTCTCTTACTCGGTGTGCTCTGGTATTGTTCATCGCCTGAGCCAACTGAGGATCACCATTCACATAGATAACGTACTCCTCGCCATCCTTCATCACTCTTACTTCGTGTTCTCTCTCCTCGCTGTGAGTCTGAGGAAAGGCAATGTTCAATCCGTCTCTCTGCTGGGTAGCATCGCCAGTCTGAGCCATCTGTTCCATCTTCTGCTCGAAAGCATCAATGGCAGCCTTCACCTGATTACTATTCATCTGAGAAGTAATCTGAGGTGTAGCCGGAATCCACTCCTCGTTGCCGTTGGCATCCGTACTCTTCACGTACCAAGCCTTGCTCAGGGTCAGAAGTGAGGTAGGATGATTCTGAGCCAAGAGCATCAGGTGTTGCTTCACCCAGTTCTTGTTGTTCAGCAGGATTCCACTTTCTGCCATGTTCTCGATGTAGGCGATAGGGTCATCAGCGATAGAGGTTCGTCCGTGTGCCGTTTTCAATGTCTGATTGAACGCACCCTTGCCACCACCAATATAGTCCCATACTTGGTCGGCAGTAGTGCCATCCCAGCCACGGAGAGGAATATAATGGCTATACATATCTCGCACATACTGATAAGTATCTTTGCTCATCATACCAGCCTTATAGCCATCACGAAGAATCTTCTTGGTTGCTGCATTCGTAGCATCCCAAAGTTCTTTTGTCTCAACTATATGCTTACTCTCAATATCCCTTACCAACTTATGTGCTGCTTCCTCAAAGTCCGAGCCATCAAAGAGAGCCGACAGACCAGAATAGTCGAAAGCAATACCCATTTTATCATAACGATATTTCATGTAAGACGGAGAGTATTTCATTTTGATTGCGTTGTCTTCTCGGACCCAAGTGGCATAATCTATGAGACCAAGTTCAAAGCCGCTATCATTACCCATCCGACTTATATCTCCCTTGTAAGCCTTGTATGCCGCACTTCTCTGTGCCACGTCCTCATAGTCAGCTTCCAAAGACTCCTTGAAAGCCATCTGGGCATTACGCTCCAAGCCATGCTTGGCCATCATGTAGAGGCGCACATTGTCATAGCTATCACCCAGAACCTTCTTCATCTGATGATAAGCCTTTCTGAGTGGCTGCAAGAATTCATTGTTGTACTCCTCAAACTCGTTTTTTCCCTTGCCATGACTGCGGTTCTCGGCAGTATAAGCATCCTCAGCCATGTTCAGGCGGTCAACACCCACTTCCTTCATGATAGCTTCCTGAGCCTTACGAATAGCCAGCATACTGTCTTGGAAGGCAATACGTTTGAGCACAGAACCACGCTGCAACTCTCGGTTGAACTCTCCAAGGGCAGTATCATCACTCAGAAGATGCTGCTCGTAGGTTGGAGCGGTCTTCCACAGAGCCATCTGCTTGCGGTACTCGTCCACTCTCCTCAGGAAGTCAACGGCACTCTCGCCAACGTTACGTTGTGGGATGGTTGGCCGCTTGGCATCCTTTGGCAGATTATTATCCTTCTTCCACTGGTTCAAGTCATGCTCAAACTTGTCATAGCGCAAGGAGAATCGGGTATTCCCCACAATCTTGGCATTGTTCTCATCAAATATCACATAGTTGGTATCGCCTTCCTTTGCACCGCCAAATATAGTACCAGCCTTATACTTGATACCAGTGAAGCCAATAGAAGACAGGAACTTACTAACTGCACGACTAGCATCTACATCTTTCCACTTCTTTGTTTTTCTTAAAGCATACATTAGAAAACCATAGGCATTATCGCCAAATGAACCATCAAAAGAAAAACCACGCTTTTTAAAGTCGGCAAAATCTATTTTTAATCGCCTTAATTCTTTAATAATTGTATTCTTCTGTTTATCTGTCAAAGGAGCATCCCAATCAAGATAATCTCCATTATCATCAGGAATATCCACATCATAAAGATAAGCAATATTATCAGGAACAGCTATTTCCTCATTCTTCTTTGCAAGAATATTGCTAAGTTCCTTTAAATCATCATCATCAGGGAACATTTCTATAGCAGAAGAAAGGTCTTTTCTCATAGCATCCAATCCCTTGTTTACATCTTTATGTTTATAGATATATTGTCTTACCATATCTTTGTTGTTGGCAGACATATCTGTCACAAATTCAAAACCGCCATTATCTTTCCTTATCTTGGCACGTCTTGTGTAGTCCTCAGCAATATCCTTAGAGTTGGTAACATAACCACCCCAGCCAAATGCTTGTGAACCTTCGCCTTCACCCATGTGGCTGAAATCGAACTTGTCAAACTTAGCACCAGTACCATGATAGGTACGGATGCTAAACTTAGGGTCAGAACCAGTAAGCAGAGGAGCAATCACATGCTCGGTCAACTGGGTAGGTATTCCGTTGCCGATGATGGTATGGCTCAGATTTTCAGAGAATGGCATCTTGTAATCATCGCTCACTCCTGATACTCTTGCGAGCACTCTGCCCATAGCACGATATACCTTGCCATCAGGCATAACAATCACATCACCACTCTTGGTTCGGAGCGTTGGCAGGAGTTCGTCAGCAAAGGCATGAGGAATCTTTCCGTCAGCATAAGCACTGCCCATCACATACAATGGCTTGTCAATGTTTCTCCAGTCAATGCCATCAGCCTTCAAGCGAATATCCATCCAAGAAGCCACACCATTCTTCTTCTCGGTCAAGGTTGGGATAATATCCTCTACCGCTTCATACCATCCGCTCTTGTGTGCCATCTTCTTTGGCTTGTCAGGAAGTTTACCATCACGAACCGCACGGACAATCAATCTCTCTCGGTTGGTGTAGCCGCCATAGTCAGCAGCGTTATACACATCTGCATCCCAAGTATAGCCGTTTGCATCCAGCGCATCCGTGATAGTCTTCATCGCTTCTGAATCCTTATATCCCTTCACGTTTTCAATGGTCACCACCTTTGGCTTTATAGCGTTGATGAACTCGGCAGTACTTGCAGCAGTCTCCTTGTCAAGTTCCACCTCTGCATGGTTGCTCTTCGCCTGAGAGTAGTTCTTGCAGACTGGACTGGCATGGAAGTACTCTACCTCGCCATCAATGTGCTTTACCAACTCCTTAGGGTCAACATCACGAACATCAGCAGTAACGATATGCTGCCCGAAGTTATTGCGATATACACCGCTTATCTTCTCGTCATACTCCACTGCCACAACTGGGTCGATGATGCCCTTCAAGCCTTCCTCAACAAGACCACCACCGCTAAAGTAGGTTCCAGCCTTAATGAGAGTGCCATCAAGGTTCTTCAACGAGAACTTGGGGTCACGCTCAATAGCTTCTGCAATATGTATAGCCTTCTTGTTTGACTGTTTCCACCCCTCTGGTTTCTCCATCATTGCTTTCAGAGAGAAACGGATATTGTCGCTACTATTGATAGCTTCATTGAAGGCACGGTTTCGGTCACCTTCCTTATTCGGATCGTAGTTATACATCGGCAATCCAGCATCCTCAATGCCCTTGCGTACATCTTCGCCCAAGTTATCAGGAACCACGGCAGCAGCAAACTCGTTGAGACGGAGAGGTCTGTTGTACTTAGTCTCAAAGTACGCACTCTTCAACTCAGTCTGTACTGCATTCTTCAAAGCATCCAGTTTCTTCATGAAGGTAGGAGTAAGAGTTATACCATACTCTTTCTTAGCATACTTCTTAGGGTCAGACTGCAATACAATATCGTGAAGTCTCTGTTCACCATAGAACACATCATTATACAAGAACTTGGCAAGGTCATAATAAACCTCACTCCATTTCTCGTAAAATTCTTCCTTATCCTTATTAGAAGACAACTTATCCTTGTTGGCACGCATTTCGTCTGTAGAATCAACACGACTAGCCAACTTTGCGATAAAGCTACCAAACGAGGTATATTCACTTCCAT